CTATATTTTTCCCCCGGCGGAACTTTTCCGCAGAGGTTTTTGACCCCGAGGGCTCCTCTGAGGCTTCCTTACGCAAACCCCCTACCCCGTAGGGAAGCCTCTGAAGAACTCTCGGTAGTTCTAAGAACGAAGGGGGAGGCTGATGAATGGAGTTCTACGCATGTTTAGCGGCATGTGTACGTGTTGACGCCCACGCAACAGCTCCAAGCCTGGACCAGCCTCCCCCTTCTCCTATGTCTTCTTGTCATGAACCCACTAGAAAGTAGGTGAGAACTATGCCGCCGCGCAGGCGAAGTAATCCTGAACCACGTAGTAGTGGATCAGAACCTAGGCGGCCCCGGCGTAGTACTGCAACCACTCCAGAGGGTCGTGAGAACCAACTGATCGGTCTCGCCTGGGATCTGGCAGAACGTCAGTTGGAGGATGGAACAGCGTCTGCTCAGGTGATCTCCGCATTTCTCAAAGCCGGTTCGGCGAGAGAGAGGTTGGAGAAGGAACGACTCGAGCATGAGAACGCTTTGCTGGAGGCTAAACGTGAAGCCCTACTAGCCCAACAGCGGATGGAAGACGGCTACAAGCAAGTCATCAAGGCTCTCCGCTCCTACAACGGTTACGGCGAAGAAGATGATCAGTAGATCGTATTCCGAACTGATCCGACTCCCCACGTTCGAGGAACGCTTCGAGTACCTTTCCCTCCGGGGAAAAGTCGGCAGAGAGACTTTCGGTTTCGATCGTTATCTCAACCAGATGTTCTACCGCTCGAGAGAGTGGAAGAGACTGCGTAACGAGATCATCGTCCGTGACAACGGATGTGACATGGGGCTTGAAGGTTTCGAGATCCACCAAGCCCTCTACATACATCACCTGAATCCGATGACCGTTGCGGACGTCGAATCCAGTGATCCGAGCATCCTTGATCCGAACAATCTCGTCACGGTCACTCTGAGAACTCACAACGCCATTCACTACGGTGACGGAAAACTGGCTCCTCTGAGACCGATCGAACGCAGACCCGGTGATACGAAACTCTGGTGACCGTCATGGGTATCAAAGGGATCCATCACCTCTACTCAATCTACGATGAACTTCACGAAACAAAGGTGTCGAGCATGACTGCCAAGACTCCCGAACCGCCCAACGAGCCGGACCTCTTCGATGAGGACAAGCTCGAAGCCGACGAGTCCGAGGCCGACTTCAGCGTCGAAGAGACGAACAAGAAGGAGACCGAGTAACCATGGCCGCAAGCTACAAGACCGTCAGCGCCAAGCTCGGCAAGATCCAGCCTGCCACTCGGTCCATATCCGAGGAGATCTTCAACGCGGCCAAGGCCGCCGGTCACGAGATCTGGTACATGTGGGGTATGGGTTCCAGCTCGGAACATGCCACTGGACGGGCTCTCGACCTCATGGTCCGTAACGAGGCGGCCGGTGACTGGATCCGCAACTACATCTGGAAGAACCGCGAGCGTCTTCGGCTGCAGCATGTGATCTGGGAACAGCACATCACGTCGACCGTCACCCAGCCCGGTGTACGGCGCAAGATGGCCGACCGCGGCAGCGTCACCGAGAACCACTACGACCATGTCCACGTGCTGTTCTTCGCGGGCAGCTATCGGAAGCCCGGAGACTCCCCCTCCTCCCCGGACCCCTCCACCCCCGTCAGGAAGACGATCGAGCAGCTGGCTCAGGAAGTCCTCCAGGGCAAGTGGGACAACGGTCCGGCCAGGGTCCGGAAGCTCCTGAAGGCGGGCTACGACCCCGAGAAGGTCCAGGCTCGAGTCGAAGAACTGATGACCCCGAAGAAGGGCCAGAAGACCGTCCAGCAGGTCGCGTTCGAGGTCCTCAGGGGTCAGTGGGGTGACGACCCCGAGCGGTCGGAGGATCTGAGGGAAGCGGGCTACAACCCCGTCAATGTCCAGCGCGAAGTCAACAAGCTGATCAAGCAAGGCAAGCGCTAACTGTCAAAATGGGAGGAGGTTTCCCACATGCCCCAAAGCATACTCAACAGCATCAAGAAGGTTGTCGGGCTGACCGAAGATGATGACAGCTTCGACATCGATCTCTTGATACACATCAACTCTGTGTTCTCTACTCTGACGCAGCTGGGAGTTGGTCCCGACGTCGGGTTCGAGATCGAGGATGACTCGGCCGTGTGGGAAGACTTCCTCCCAGACAAACGGTACAACTTCGTGAAGTCATACGTCTATCTCGAAGTGAAGAGGCTGTTTGATCCTCCTGGAACGTCCTTCCTCGGGGATGCGTACAAACAGCAGCGCGACGAGTACACGTACAGGATCAGCGTTCTGAGGGAGGGTGACCAATGGACCGAACCGATCTCGTTGTAGTAGCCCTCCCTCGTGAGGGAGACTACGTTCGGAAGATCTCCAGCGAGAAGGAACCTCATCTGACCCTTCTCTATCTCGGCGCAAATCCTTTCGATGCCACTGAGATGGAGCTCGTCGTAGGGCAGATCGAGCATGCTGCTTCTCAGCTCAGTCCTTTCACTCTCGAAGTCGAGAAGCGGGGTGAACTGGGTGACAAGAACGCTGACGTACTCTTCTTCTACAAGGAGTGGACGAAGGACCTCGCTCTGTTCAGAAGTCATCTCCTTCAGAACGAGCTGATCCGAAAAGCGTATCTGATCCCAGATCAGTTCCCTTCGTGGACGCCCCATCTCACTCTGGGGTATCCTGACAATCCGGCGAAGAATGATCCCAACGACGGCGAATTCAACTGGGTGAGTTTCGACCGCATCGCTCTCTGGGTCGATGATTCTGTAGGTCCCACGTTCGAACTCAAGTATCCGGACACCGACATGGAGGTAGCGATGTCTCAGATCGAAAGAGGCCGCGCCGCCATGAGCGACGTTCTGTCTCATTCCGACTTCAATCTCGAAGATGAGTACGGGGGGCTTCTCGACCTTCTCGAGACCTATATCTCGGAAGTAGAAGACGACGCTGTGAAGCACTACGGCGTCAAGGGTATGAAGTGGGGTGTCCGGAAGGCTGAGACGAAGACTCCCCGAGAACCTCTGAAGTCTCTCGGACCAGACTCGGTTTCCCGGAAGACGGCATCCGGGGAAACGATCACACTGAAGAAGATGCAGCCCACCAAGCTCCACAATCTTATGGGCCGCATGAGCAAGAAGTACCGCGAAGAGTACTCAAAGACGGCGAACCTCGATATTCTGGACAGTTCCGGTAAGAAGGTCGGAGACGCCATCGTTGAGAAGAAGAACGATGACGAGCTTTACCTCAACTGGCTGGGGATCAACAAGTCTGCTCGTGGAAAGGGCTATGCCACAGCCGTCATGAAGGCGGGCAGAGACTTCGGCAAGCAGCAGGGTTTCAAGAGAATGACCCTGGAAGTTCCCGGAAACTCTCCCGACGCTCGTCACATCTACGAGAAGATGGGTTTCAAGGTTACGAAAGAAGCCGAAGACACCGACGATTTCTGGGGAGGTCTTACGGAGATGGCTTACGAGTTCGATGCCGCTCAAAGTTCCCTCTCCCACTACGGTGTCAAAGGCATGAAGTGGGGCGTCCGTAGGAGTGACGCCGAACTCGCCAGCGCCCCAAGCGGACCCAAGCCTCGGCTCTCGGATGACGCCAAGGTTGTGGAGAAGCTCCACGGCAAGATCGAAAAGTCCGGGACGTCTTCCCTCAGCAATCAGGAGATGCGGCAGTATCTCGAGCGGATGGATCTGGAACGCCGTTTCCAGCAGTCGATCACCTCTCCCTCACCTCGGGATCAGGCGATAATTGACCGAGGGCATAACCAGGTCAAGAGGATACTCGCTATAGGCAACACCATCGAGAAGACCCGAAAGTTCCTGGAGACTCCAACTGGTGAGGCCGTCAAGACTGGCGTCAAGACTGCCGCTGCTGCAGGCTTCGGATATTTCACAGGTGGTGCCGGTCCCGCAGCCGCCGCAGGTGCTGGGGTCATCGTAAGGCGAATGACAAGGTAGTGGAAAGGAGGGTAGACGGTGGAACTGTCGAACACGGCGACGCCCAAGTACTATGGCGAATTCCGTGATGCGGTTATTCGGGGAGAGATTCCAGTCAACCGGGAAATCTCACTGGAGATGAACCGTATCGACGCACTCATCGCCAACCCGAACATCTACTACGACCCAAGACCTACGGAAGGCTTCATTCTCTACTGTGAGAATGAGCTGACGCTGACTGATGGCAGTGATCTGCATCTGCTGGACACGTTCAAGATGTGGGCCGAGCAGATTTTCTGCTGGTACTACTTCGTCAACCGAAGTGTCTACGAACCCCTTCCGAATGGTCGCGGCGGTGTTTACGTCGACAAGATCGTCAAGAAGCGTCTGACGACCAAGCAGTATCTCATCGTTGCCCGAGGTGCTGCCAAGTCGCTTTACGAGTCGTGTCTTCAGAGTTATTTCCTCAATGTAGACACGTCGACGACTCATCAGATCACGACAGCTCCGACGATGAAGCAAGCCGAAGAGGTAATGTCACCGATTCGCACTTCTATCACTCGGAGCCGTGGACCTCTGTTCGCATTTTTGACAGAAGGATCACTTCAGAACACAACTGGATCAAAAGCGAACAGAGTTAAGCTCGCTGCGACCAAAAAGGGTGTCGAAAACTTCCTCACGGGCTCGATGCTCGAAGTCCGCCCGATGACCATCAACAAGTTGCAGGGTCTTCGGACCAAGGTCGCCACTGTAGATGAGTGGCTTTCCGGAGATCTCCGAGAGGATGTCATCGGTGCCATCGAACAGGGAGCCTCAAAGCTCGACGACTACCTCATCGTGGCTGTCAGCTCTGAGGGAACAGTCCGGAACGGCAGTGGCGACACTATCAAGCTTGAGCTTGCCGATATTCTCAAAGGCAAGTACCAAGCGCCCCACGTTTCGATCTGGCACTACAAGCTGGATGAACTGGAAGAAGTCGCAAATCCGGAGACGTGGCTGAAGGCCAACCCGAATCTCGGAAAGACGGTCACTTACGACGTCTATCAACTGGATGTCGAACGGGCCGAGAAAGCCCCAGCGGCGAGAAACGATATTCTCGCCAAGAGATTCGGGATACCCATGGAGGGCTTCACGTACTTCTTCACTTACGAGGAGACCCTTCCGCATCCTCGGGCCTGGTTCGACGGTATGCCCTGCGCACTCGGTGCTGACCTTTCGCAGGGTGACGACTTCTGTGCCTTCACCTTCATGTTCCCGCTCGGCAACGGCGGGTTCGGAATCAAGACTCGTAGCTACATCACTTCTCTGACATTGATGAACCTTCCGGGTGCAATGCGGAAGAAGTATGACGACTTCATCAACGAGGGCAGCCTTCATATCATGGAAGGTACCATCCTCGACATGATGGAAGTCTATGATGATCTGGATGACTTCATCCAGAGATCTGACTATGACGTGCGCGCATTTGGTTTCGACCCCTACAACGCTAAGGAGTTCGTCACCCGCTGGGAAGCGGAGAATGGGCCGTATGGCATAGAGAAAGTCATCCAGGGGGCGCGTACAGAGTCTGTTCCGCTTGGTGAACTGAAGGCTCTGAGTGGCGAACGCTTGCTCATATTTGATCAGGATCTGATGACCTTCGCGATGGGCAATGCCATCACGATGGAAGACACAAACGGCAACCGGAAGCTTTGGAAGAAGCGTCAGGAAGCCAAGATCGACAACGTGGCCGCGATGTTGGACGCCTTCGTCGCGTACAAGCTCCATAAGGAGGCATTCGAATGAGTGGTTTCAACGGTTTCGTAGGTCGTGCCATCGTCACCGACAACCTGAGCAGTCTCGGCAATCGATACACGGCCAAGATCGCTCTCGTGACCGAGGCGGGAGATCTCTGGTCTCCGTCCGGTACCAGCATCGTGATGACGGGCTACGCTCCCGTCGCGGCGGACGACGTCGAAGACACGGACACCCTGCTCGAAGCCATCGCCAAGCTCGAGGCCCGCATCGCCGATCACGAAGCCCGCATCGCCGCCCTCGAAGTCTGACATTCATCAGGGAGATCACCATGAGTGAACTCGCCCATTACGGCGTCAAGGGTATGAAGTGGGGTGTACGACGTGCGGAGTTGAACGCACCGAACCAGCAGTACACCGCTGGAAGCAGAGCCTACGACAAGACCCAGCACGGCAAGCGAGGCGTCAAGCGTATCAACCGGCGTTTGAACCAGGGCAAGACGCTGGATCAAGCTCGAACGGCTGAAAGGCGGCGTAATGCCCGCCAGAGAGTCGCTGTTGGTGTAGGTATCCTTTTCGGGCCGGAGATCGCTTACGGCGCCCGAGTGATGGGGAACGTCATCAAACTCTCGGCGGGTGTTGCCGCTCAGTCTGTGGCGAAGCGAGCTGAGACGAACCGAGGACGTGCCGCAGTATCCGATGCGATGGGTCTTCCTCGCAAGGCATCGACCGGTCCGGACTACGCCAAGAACCGCAAGGGTGTCTACAACATCTCCTCGCTCTAGCCGGAATCCGAACCGTCAAAATGAGAGGAGGTGAAACATGGCAGGATTGCTGTCAAAGGTTGCTGGTGTCCTCAAGCACAGTTGGAGTCTGTTCACAGACGAAAACTACATAAACGGGGGCATCCATTCGCATGACCGAGGCTCGGGTATTTACGGAAACCCGAATTACCGAAGGTCTGCGTTCTCCAATGAGCGTTCCATCCTTGCATCTATCCATACTCGTATGGCAATCGATGTAGCGGGTATCGACATCCGGCATGTCCGAGTGGATGATCAGGACCGATATCTGGAGGACATGAAAACAGACCTTCAGGAGTGCCTGACCGTAGAGCCGAACATTGATCAGGGGGCTCGTCAGTTCCGTCAGGACATAGCGATGACTCTCTTTGAAGAGGGCTGTATCGCCATAGTCCCGGTGGTCACCGATATTGACCCGACGGACAACAACGCGTTCAGTGTTCAGCAGCTTCGAGTGGGTACCATTGTCGGCTGGTTTCCTCAGCACGTCCGAGTCAGTCTCTATGATGACCGGTACGGCGAGAGGAAGGAAGTAACCGTCCCCAAGAGGCTCGCTGCGGTTGTCGAGAACCCTTTTTACTCGGTGATGAATCAGCCGAACTCTACGCTGAAGCGTCTGCAGCGTAAGCTCAGCATGCTGGATACGGTTGATGAGATCACCAGCTCCGGAAAGCTGGACATGATCATCCAGCTCCCTTACGTCGTCAAGCACGAAGCCCGTCGGCAGCAGGCGGAGCAGAGGCGTAAGGATCTCGAAGCCCAGCTGACGGGCAGCAAGTACGGTATCGCTTATGTCGACGGTACCGAGAAGATCCAGCAGCTGAACCGACCGCTTGAGAACAACCTTCTGAAGCAGATCGAATACCTCACGAATCAGTTGTACGCTCAGCTTGGTCTGACTCCTGAAGTCATGGACGGCACGGCCGATGAAAAGGCCATGCTGAATTATTTCAACAGGACTGTCGAGCCTCTCGTACAAGCAATCTCGGAAGCCATGAAGAGAACCTTCCTGTCCAAGACGGCTCGGACACAGAAGCAGTCGATCATGTATTTCCGGGACCCGTTCAAGCTCGTTCCGATGGAACAGCTTGCCGAGATCGTGGACAAGTTCACCCGGAACGAGGTTCTGGCTTCGAACGAGATCCGTGCGGCTATCGGTATCAAGCCGTCGAAGGATCCGAAGGCGGACAAGCTCATCAACAGCAACATGCCTCAGCCTCCCGAGAGCCCTGTGGTACCGCTCGATGAGTCTGCTGATATTCCGGACGACGGCGATGAAGCTCTACAAAGTGGTCTGGATGAGCTCAATGGTGTAGTCGATTCGATCTTCGCTGATCTGGGGATCGAAGATGGATGACGAACTCGTTCATGTTTATGACCCGGAAAAGCGCCGGGCATATTACCTGAAGACTCGTCAGCTCAAGGGGCGTAAGACTGGCACGCTGGACGTGTCGAAAACTCGTCCCCGACAGACCCAGCAGGAGCGACGTAAGCAACGACAGCGTCAACTCGAAGCTCAGGTAGCCGCATTGAGAGCGCGGTTGGAAAAGCTTCAGGAGGCACTGAAACTTCTCACCAAGCAAGCCAAAGCTCGAAGCGGTGTCAAGACTACGGAGAAGAAGAGTGCATCTTCCGATTCCAAGTCGTCAACCGACAAGAAGTCTTCCGACAAGAGTACGAGTCGTAAGAAAGAGCATCTGACAGCCTCTCAGAAGGCCAAGGAAGCGAAAGCTCAGGCGAAGTACTACCAGAAGACCAAGAACGAGCAGCTTGCGGACGAAGTGAAGTCGCTGACTGCGAAACTCAAGACCATTCAGGAGCGGATCGCCAAGATGCGCAAGTCAGGGGCCATCGCGTCTCGGGCGAAAAGCTAAGCAGACAGGAGTTCTGTCAAAATGACCATCGAAGCGGATTTCGGTGGATGGGCAACGAAGGCCAACGTCAAGTGCAGCGACGGCCTCACCATCCTTCCCGGTGCCTTCAAGCACATGCACGACAAGAAGGTCCCGCTGGTCTACCAGCACGGGCACAGCAACATCCAGAACGTGCTCGGACACGCGATCCTGGAGAGCCGTGACGACGGCGTCTACGCCTACGCGTTCTTCAACGACACTCCTCAGGGCAACGTAGCCAAGGGTCTGGTTGCTCACCGTGACATCCAGCACCTGTCCATCTACGCCAACAAGCTCACCAAGAGCGGACAGAACGTCGTTCACGGAGAGATCCGGGAAGTCAGCCTGGTCCTCGCGGGTGCGAACCCCGAGGCGAAGATCGAGTGGGTCAATCTCAGGCACGACGACGGAAGCCTGACCGAACTCGACGACGAGGCCGTCATTCAGACGGGTCTCGAGCTGGAGCACGCTCTCGACGAGATCGAGGAGGGCGGAGAGCTGGTCCATGAGGATCTCACCGTCAACGAAGTCTTCAACGGCATGTCCGAGGAAGAGCAGAACGTCGTCTACTACTTCGTTGGTGTAGCCCTCGAGAAGGCCGCCAGCGAAGCGGCTCAGTCCGCCATCACACAGCCCGGAGAGGGCGAGATCGCCCACCAGGAAGGAACCGACGAGATGTCGCGCAACGTGTTCGACCAGACGACCAACAACGGTCCGTCCAACGAGAAGACCACCCTCACCCACGAGGACATCGAGGGCATCTTCGCGGATGCCATGGCGACCGGTTCCCTCCGCAAGGTGGCCAAGAACTTCGCTCTCCAGCACGGCGTGGAGAACATCGATGTTCTCTTCCCGGACGCGAAGATGGCGACCGGTGTCATCGAGCTCGACAAGCGCCGGACCGAGTGGGTGTCCGTCGTTCTCAACGGCATGCGTCACACCCCGTTCTCCCGGATCAAGACGCTCTCCGCCGACCTGACCCAGGAAGCCGCCCGTGCCAAGGGTTACGTCAAGGGTGCGTACAAGAAGGAAGAGTGGATCGGCGTCACCAAGCGGACCACCGGTCCGGTCACGATCTACAAGAAGCAGCAGCTCGACCGTGACGACATCCTCGATGTCACCGACTTCGACATGGTCACCTTCCTCAAGGGTGAGATGCGGCTCATGACCGAGGAGGAGATCGCGCGAGCGGTTCTCATCGGTGACGGCCGCGACATCTCGGACGAGGACAAGATCAAGGACCCGATGGGCGTCCAGGACGGCCTGGGCATCCGGTCGATCCTCAACGACCACGAGTTCTACGTCACCACCATCAACGTCAACGTCGACGACGCCAACTCCAGCTACGACGAGGTCGTGGACGCCGTCATGGACGGCATGGAGTTCTACAAGGGCACCGGTACGCCGACGTTCTTCACGACCATCCCGCAGCTCAACAAGTTCCTCCAGGCCAAGGACCTCAACGGTCAGCGGTACTACAAGAACCGCCAGGAGGTCGCCGACGCGCTGGGCGTCGACAAGATCGTCACCGTCGAGCCGATGAAGGAGGTCGCGGGTCTGATCGGCATCATCGTCAACCTGATGGACTTCAACGTCGGTACGGACCGCGGTGGCGAGCTGACCACGTTCGACGACTTCGACATCGACTACAACCAGTACAAGTACCTGATGGAGACCCGCATGTCGGGTGCTCTCGTCCGGCCGAAGGCCGCGATCGTCATCCGGAAGACCGCCGCGACGTCCGTCCTCGTGACCCCGGTCAAGCCCGCGTTCAACAAGACGACGGGTGTCGTGACCATCCCGACCGTCACCGGCGTGATCTACAAGAACGCTGCGGGCACCACGCTCTCGGCCGGTGCGATGTCCGCCATCGCTGCGGGTGAGACCGTCCGGATCTACTCGGTCGCGGACACGAACTACCACTTCGCGAACAACCAGGAAGACTCCTGGCCGTTCACCCGCGACGCCGCCTAAGAGGCAGGCCAACCAGTCATGCGATTTTCAGGAAAGGTGGGATACGGAGAAACTGTAGAAACCGCACCGGGCGTGCACGAAGACCAGGTGACAGAATTCACATATTTTGGTGATGTCATCCGGAATTCGCTGAAGTCCCAGAGCGGTGAGAGCGTCAACAACGACCTCTCGGTGAGTAATTCCATCAGTATCGTTGCGAACGCGTATGCCCGCGAGCATTTTAAGGCGATTCGCTATGTTGAATGGGCGGGGACTAAGTGGTCGGTCACTGAGATCGAACTACAGCATCCCCGCCTTATTCTCAGGCTTGGGGGTGTCTACAATGGGCACACGCCTTGAGTTGCATACACTCCTTTTGGGGTTGCTTGGGAATCCGAACGTATATTTCCAAGCACCCCCAAACAATGAATTGCATTACCCCTGCATTATCTACGCCTGGGACGACACGAAAACCGACTTCGCGGACAACTCTCCCTACAGGCGCTCCAAGCGATATCAGGTGACAGCGATCGACCGGAATCCGGACTCGCTGATCCCCGACGATATTGCTCAGTTGCCGTTGTCCTCTATGGAACGAACGTTCAAGAAGGACAACCTCAATCACTTCGTCTTCACACTTTACTTCTGAAAGGAAGTAACACATGACCAGGATCGCCTGGGACCAGGCCGGAGAGCGGGTCTACGAGACCGGTGTCGACCGCGGCGTCCTCTACCCCGTCGACAACGAGGGGAACTACCCCGAGGGCTTCCCGTGGAACGGTCTCACAACCGTCACCGAGTCGCCGTCGGGTGCCGAGGCCAACAAGACCTACGCGGACAACCGGGTCTATGCCGTCCTCGTCTCTGCGGAGGAGTTCGGCGGCACGATCGAGGCCTACACCTACCCCGAAGAGTGGAAGCAGTGCGACGGCTCCGCCACTCCTTCCGCCGGTGTGTCCGTGGGTCAGCAGAGCCGCCGTGCCTTCGGTCTCTCCTACCGCACCCTCGTCGGTAACGACCTCCAGGGAACGGACTTCGGCTACAAGCTGCACCTCGTCTACGGTGCGACGGCGGCACCCTCCGAGAAGGCCTTCGCCACCGTCAACGACTCGCCGGAGGGGATCACCTTCAGCTGGGAGGTGACCACGATCCCGGTGGACGTTCCCGGTACCGACCCGGCCACTGGCAAGCCCTACAAGCCGACGGCCCTGCTGACGATCGACTCCACCAAGGTCGACCCCGACGCTCTCGCCGACCTCGAGGACTTCCTCTACGGCACTGTGGGTACCGACCCGTCGCTTCCGCTTCCGGGTGACGTGCTCGCGATCTTCGCGGCGTCGATCTCGGAGGTCACGCCGACGGCTCCGACGTACAACTCGACGACGGATCTCATCACGATCCCTTCCGTCACGGGAGTCGTGTACAAGATCGACGGCGTCACCGTCCCGGCCGGTACCGTGCCCATCACCTCGGACACGATCGTCAAGGCCTACCCGACCACGGGCTACCGCTTCCCGCCGGTCGTGCAGGACGAGTGGTTCTTCGACTTCTCGTAATCCATCGCATGACAGAAAGGAGACCAGAGAGTGCTTGTCGTAACAGTTCCTCTGCGTGAAGGATTCAATCACGAAACGCAGGAATTCGTGGTTCTTGACGGGTTCGAGCTGAAACTGGAGCACTCTCTGGTCACCTTGTCAAAATGGGAGTCACATTTCAAGAAACCGTTCTTGAGTGACACTGAGAAGTCCGATGAGGAATTGCTTTGGTATGTCAGAGCGATGATCCTCAACAAGAAAGTCCCCCCGGAGCTTTTCCTCCGGATGTCGAAGCAGAACATCCAGGACATCAACGATTACATCGAAGATTCGATGACTGCGACATGGTTCAATGAGCCGAAGACTTCCGGAAAGAGCCGAGAAAAGATCACCGCCGAACTCATTTACTACTGGATGATCGAGTTCGGGATCCCCGTCGAGTTCGAGCACTGGCATCTGAACCGTCTGCTGACTCTGATAAAGGTGTGCAGTCACAAGAAGGCTCCGCCCAAGAAGATGAGTCCAGCAGAAGCGATGCGGATGCGGGAAGAGCTCAACGAACAGCGTAAGAGAGAAATGAAAACGACAGGCTGAGGGGAGGAAGCTGAATGGCGAGGATCGTATGGGGCGCTACAGGCGAGCGTTACTACGAAACCGGTGTCGACCGGGGTGTTCTGTACGTCGGATCGCTTCCTGGTGTTCCTTGGAACGGTCTCACCTCAGTCAACGTCAGTTCTGACGGAGGAGATCCCAAGCCGTACTACATCGATGGCGTCAAGTACCTGAATCTTCCTTCTCCGGAAGATTTCCGGGCGACCATAACCGCCTACACGTATCCCAGCGAGTTCGGGGTCTGTGACGGATCGGTAAAGGTGCGTCCGGGTCTGTTCGCTACCCGGCAGAGAAGGAAGACGTTCGGCTTCTCGTACCGGACCATGATCGGCAACGATATTTCTGCCGAACACGGGTACAAGATCCATCTGATCTACAACGCTCTGGCTGCCCCATCGGGAGCTGATTACCGGACACTCAGTGACAACACTGATCCGGAGGATTTCAGCTGGTCGGTAACCGCTCGTCCACCGGTCACAACCGGCTATCACCGCACTCCTCACATCGTTATCGACAGCCGTACGACCAACGCTGAAACCATAGCGGTTCTCGAGGATATTCTCTACGGAACCAACGAATTCGAAGCCCGCTTGCCCGACTTCGACGAACTCGTAGAGATATTCGATGACAATGCCACGTTCGAAGTCATCGACAACGAAGACGGAACGTTCACGGTCATCGGTCCGGAGAGCGCCATTCAGATGCTGGACGAAGAGACGTTCCAGATCACCTGGCCGACGGCTATATTCATCGACGAAGACTCGTACACAATCAGCTCCTAGCAGAAAGGCGGTTAAATGGCTACCGTCACGGGATTGACCGCCGCTGCGATGATCGCGATCCGTGATCAGACGATCGTTGAGGCTGAAATCACGGGTGGGCATCTTATTCTCACCCGGTACGACGAGAGTACGATCGATGCCGGTTCCATAGCGAGTGCCGTAGGTGCCGCGACGGACACCACTGCGGGTGTGGTCGAGCTGGCCACCTCGGCAGAAACGATCGCCGGAACAGATTCCACAAGGGCGGTCACTCCGGCAGGACTTCTGTCCCTGGCTTCTACCAAGCAGCCGATCGACGACGATCTCACCGCTATCTCCAATATCTCTCCGGCGAACGACGACTTCATTCAGAGGAAGTCCGGCGTCTGGGTGAACCGTACTCTGGCGCAGGTCTCATCGGATCTTTCGGCAACTCTCCTGCCGAAGACCGGCGGCACCATGACCGGTGCGATAACCTCCAATCGATCGGCAACCACCGATGTGATTCTCGGTGGCGGGATAAGTGGTGATACTTTCGACCGAGTTCGTGAATACGCTGACGGTAAGCGCGAAGTCGGTCCTGGTTCCGGTGCTCGTGATGTGAACTGGTACCGAGCTAGCTCGGGGCTCTGGCGAACCGACCATTCGGTGGATATTGTCACCAACCTTACCGTTGGTGGTACGGCTGGCTTCACCGGTGCTTTTACCGGTGCTTCCAACATGAATGTCGGTGCCTGGACTTCGTGGACTCCGACTTGGACCACTTCCAGCGGGTCGGCAACTCCATCGTTCGGTAACGCCACCGTCGACTGTAAGTACGTCCGTTTCGGTCGCACCATTCATTACCGGATGAACATCGTATTCGGTAACACGACCAACTTCGGAACATCCCCCACAAGCTCTGACAACTGGCTGTTCTCGATGCCGGTAACTGCTGCGGCTTCGGGTGTCCCTGTCGGATACGCTTCATATTGGGTGGGAAGCCTGACAAAGGCGACGGCTGGTCTGGCTCATCTGAACTCGACCACTCAGATCATCCTCTACACGGGTTCGGGAAGCGCTGACAACTCTTCTCTGGCCGGTGGAATCGTGGACTCCGTCAGCCCTCTGACCTGGGCCAACGGTGACCGTCTCTCCATATTCGGAACCTACGAAGCTGCTGCTTAGGAGGCGGTTTTGGGTACACAGGTCAAGCTATATCTGGCCACACCACGGATCATACAACCGAAGACCTGGACCCGACTGGTTTTCGACAAGGTTCTTCGCGATGACGTAGGTATGGTTCGCGATCTTTCCTTCGTCGTTCCGAAGAGGAATACAGACTTCATTTGGAGTCGTGAGATCACCTGGGCAGACCTTTCGGAGATTCCTCCGGATGACGTCCGTCCTCGTCAATTCATGTCCAGGTTCATGCGTGATCTCACGGACGATGACACCGGAACCGACAACGAGATCGATACTCCGGGTCGAGACTGGGACATGGCGACGTGGCAGTTCCATGGATTCGCGAACCAGAGATACTGCGCTGAAGTCTGGCACGACCACCACGAACAAGCACTGATCGACCACGCCCAGTTTGTAGCAACGACCTGGGACTACTGACCAAACTCGTCCCGAAGGGGTCGTATGATACGCATCACGTCGTCCGGCTCCTTCAAGAACACCGAAGCTTTCTTGAACAGGGTTTCGAGAGGTGATATTTACCGGTCGATCGTTGCCGGTGCCGAAGCAGGAGTAAGAGCTCTTGCCGATGCCACCCCTCTGGATTCAGGACTTGCTTCGGATTCCTGGGATTACGAGATCGAACGTAGTGGGAAAGCCGTCACGATCAAGTGGACGAACAACGACGTCGAGAACGGATTTCCTGTGGCTATCATGCTGCAGCTCGGTTACGGAACAGGTACGGGAGGCTATGTGCAGGGCAGAGACTACATCAACCCTGCCATGAAGCCTATATTCGACAAGATCGCGGATGATGTCTGGAAGGCGGTGACCTCGGCATGAGCAGTATCGATGAGCGCGTTGTACAAATGCGTTTCGACAACGCGGCTTTCGAGCGGGGTATTGCCAGGACCCGCGACTCGCTCGGCAGGTTCACCAAAGAACTCGAGATGAAGGGTGCCACAAAGGGCCTTTCCGATGTCGAAGCCGCAGCCAAAAGACTGTCTTTCAAGAACATCGAATCCGGTGTTCAGGCAGTTGCGGGTCATATTCGTACTCTGTCTACCAGTGCCGTTCAAGGTCTCGAAAAGGTCGGGCACGGTGTTCAGTCGGTAGCTACCAAGGTTCAAGCGATGTCTGCGAACGTCGCCAAGAACCTGAACAGCATCGACAACGAGGGCAAGAAGGTCTCGTTCAAGAACATCGAACAAAACGTCCAGGCCATATCCGACCGCTTCAGAGCGATGTCGGTCGTGGCTACGACTGCTCTCGCAACCATCGCTCACCAAGCCATATCTGCCGGTGGTCAGTTGGTGAAGTCTTTCACCTTCTCCCCCATTACGGATGGTTTCCGTGAGTACGAGACCAACCTGAATTCGATTCAGACCATCCTGGCTAATACACAGGCCGCCGGTACGAATCTTCAGGATGTCACCAAAGCGCTCGATGAGCTCAACCACTACTCCGACCAGACGATCTACAACTTCTCCGAGATGGCGAAGAACATCGGTACCTTCACGGCTGCCGGTGTTGCCCTCAAGCCTGCTACTGCAGCAATCAAGGGTATCGCCAACCTGGCGGCTCTTTCCGGATCGAATTCGGAACAGGCCTCCGGAGCCATGTATCAGCTTTCTCAGGCCATATCCGCAGGACGGGTTACGCTTGAGGACTGGAACTCGGTCGTCAACGCCGGTATGGGTGGTACCGTATTCCAGAGGGCTCTGGCTCTCAATGCTGAGAAGATGGGAACCCTCAGCAAGGGTGCGGTAAAGCTCAAGGGTGACATGAAGAATGTCACGATCGAAGGAAAGTCTTTCCGTGAATCCATCACGGCTAAGCCTGGACAGGAATCGTGGCTCACATCGGACGTTCTTACCCGGACCCTTTCGCAGTTTACGGGTGACCTGTCTGATGCTGAACTCGCTGCGCAGGGATTCAGCAAGGCACAGATCAAGGCCATTCAGGATCAGGCCAAGATGGCGAAGAGTGCGGCGACAGAGGTCAAGACCGCAACCCAGCTCTTCGGCACGTTCAAGGAACAGCTCGGTTCCGGATGGGCACAAACCTGGGCGCTCATATTCGGTGACTTTGCCGAAGCCAAGGGCTTGTTCACGGGTATCAGCAACAGCATCGGCGGAATTCTTCAGCGTTCTTCCGACGCCCGTAACAAGATGCTCAAGGACTGGGATAAGCTTGGAGGCCGTAAGGCCCTTATCGAAGGCATTACGAACGTCTTCAAGGCTCTTGGTTCGGTAGCGGCACCGATCAAGGATGCTTTCCGGGACATATTCCCGGCCACCACGGGCAAACAGCTCGCGGACATGACCAAGAACTTCGCGGAGTTCACGAAGAACCTCAAAATCGGAGATGAGACAGCTGGCAAACTGAGAAGGACCTTCGCTGGTGTCTTTGCGATATTTGGAATCGCATTCGACATCATCGGAGGAGTTGTTGGCGTAATCTTTGATCTGTTCGGAGTCATTAGCGAGGGCTCTGGCGGACTGCTCAACTTTACTGCTGGTTTCGGCGATTTCCTGGTCGCTCTGCGAAAGGGAATCCAAGAGGGAGAAGGACTCAAGAACTTCTTCTCGGGTCTTTCAGCCGTTCTCTCGGTACCGATCAGGCTCGTTCAACTTCTTGGCGCATTTCTGGCGAAGCTCTTCGAGGGCAGCGGTTCCAGCAATGTCGAGAAGAAGGTCGAGGGCATATCCTCCAAGCTCGAGCCTCTCGGAAGGCTTGGGGAAGTCGTCGCGACCGTATGGGGCAAGGTTCTCACGGTCATGGAGAACGTCGGCTCCTTCTTCAACGACCTTGGTGGCAGGATCGCCAAGGTTCTCAGCAGCATCGGTATCGAAGCCGCAACGATGTTTGAGGGCATGGACTTCGAGAAGGTTCTGGCAGCCTTCAACACCGGTCTGTTCGCCGGTCTGGTTCTGTTGATCAAGAACTTTGCCGGTGGTGGTCCTGCCGGTCTTCTTGACGGCATTTCCGACGCCATCGAGGGATTCACAAACACTCTCGGTGCCATGCAGAACACCCTTCGAGCCACGACTCTTCTTCAGATCGCTATCGCCATCGGGATTCTGGCGGTCTCGATGAACATATTGTCGAAGATCGATCAACAAGGGCTCATGCGGGCATCCGTAGCCATCGCCCAACTGTTCAGTACCCTGATTCTCACTCTCTTGGCTTTCGAGAAGATGTCGGGTTTCCAGGGTCTGGCCAAGATGCCCTTGGTTGCGGCAGGTTTGATTCTTCTGAGCACTGCGGTCGTTATTCTGACGCACGCAATGGAGAACATGGCTGCTCTGGACTGGAACGGACTTGCGAAGGGATTGACGGGTGTAACCGTTCTTCTGGGTTCACTGGTCGCAGTCTCGCAATTCATCAAGAATCCGGCTGGTCTTATTTCCACGGGTCTCGGAATGCTCGTCCTAGCCGCTGGAATCAAGATTCTGGTCAGTGCGGTGACGGATCTCGCGGGTCTGGACTGGAATGGTCTCGCCAAGGGACTTGTCGGTGTCGGTACCCTTCTGGGTGCTCTGGTTCTCTTCACCATGTTCGCCAAGGTCAACAAGGGCGGACTTCTTCAGGGTGCGGGAATCATATTGCTGGCGGCAGGGATCAAGATCCTCGCCAGTGCGGTAAAGGACATGGCGAAGATGTCCTGGGGAGAGATAGCCAAGGGTCTGGTCACCCTTGCTGGTTCTTTGACCCTTATCACGGCCGCGCTTATGTTCATTCCACCGACGGCTCCTCTGGCCGCCCTGGGTGTCCTGGGTATAGCCATATCCTTGGGCATGATTGCCAAGGCTCTCGCAGTCATGGCGAAGATGAGCTGGGCCGAAATCGGTTCCAGTCTCACAGTCATGCTGGGTGCTCTGACGATCATCGCAGCGGCTCTGTACGTTATTCCTCCGACGGCTCCGCTTGCTGCGGCCGGTGTGCTTATCACGGCTCTAGCCCTCCAGCAAGTCGCCAAGGTCCTGGAAGATTTCGCCCAGTATTCCTGGGAGGAGATCGGCAAGGCGATGACAATGCTTGCCGGTACTCTCGGAATCATCGCTGCTGCGCTGTTCTTCATGACCGGGGCACTTCCCGGTGCTGCCGCGACGCTTATTGTCGCTGCGGCTCTGAGAGTTCTTGCTCCAGTCCTTCAGCAATTCGGTCAGATGTCGTTGGAGGAGATCGGAAAATCCCTGCTGATGCTGGCAGGATTCTTCGTCACCTTCGCTGCGGCATCACTTCTTCTGGCTCCAGTCGTACCGATCATGATCGCCATGGCGGCAGCCGTAGCCCTTCTGGGTGCCGGTATGCTGGCCGCAGGTGCTGGTATATTCTTGTTCGCAACTGGACTCACGGCTCTAGCAGCCGCAGGTGCAGCAGGAACAGCGGCTATCGTGGGTATCGTGATGGGCCTAATAGGCCTTATTCCCGAACTCATGAAGCAGATCGGTCTTGGGATCATCGCTTTCGCGAAGGTCATCCAAGGGGCAGGTCCGGCGATTCTCAAGGCGATTACAGTCGTCCTGGAAGCGCTCATATCTGCCATCGTAAGACTGACGCCCAAGATCGTGGACGCGCTTCTGCGCATGATGTCCATGATGGTCCAGAAGATGGCCCAGTATATCCCGAGGATGGTGGACTCAGGTCTTAGGCTGCTGACCGGTATCTTGAACGGTATCGCCAACAACATCGGACGAATACTCGATGTTGCGACACGTCTCGTCGTGAAGTTCCTCGACGGAATCGGTCGTAACCTCCCGAAGGTTATCGATTCGGGCGTCAAACTCATCATCAAGTTTGTCGACGGCGTTACCAGGGCGATCGATGCCAATGCTCCGGCTCTCGGTGCGGCAGGTGGCCGTCTTGCAGTAGCCATCGTCAAGGGTATGGCCAGAGGCATCATGTCTGGTCTCGGAGAGATCGCGAGTGCTGCAAAGAGCGTTGCAAGCAGTGCCCTCGAGTCTGCTAAGGGTGTTCTCGGTATTGCTTCACCTTCGAAGGAATTCGAGAAGATCGGTAAGTACGTCATCGACGGCTTCCGTAAGGGTCTGGACGGTAACAAGGCAAGCGTCAACGAGGCGATGAAGAAGCTGGGTGCCGATCTCAAGGCAGCTATGCGTGATTCAGCCAAGGACGTTGATGTTCTTGAAGCCAAGCTGAAGAGGCTTACCAGTGCCCGCAAGAGAGACTACGACGAGATACGGAAGACCCGGAAAGCACTGGCTCAGGCTAAGAAGGAAAACAAGGCCGAAGTCGCTGCTTACGTGTACGTGACCACGTCTCTCAAGAAACGATCAACCGCTCTCGGTAAACTGGCTGATCAGCAAGACAAGATCAACGCCAAGCTGGAAGATGCCAAGAAGAAGCTCGAGGATCTCGTCAAAACGAGAGCAGACTTCAAGGCTCAGATCATCGACCAGTACAACAACCTCCCTGAGATCACCCCCGAGACGAAGGTCTCCGACTACGAAGCAGATCTCCAGAAGCAAATCGAGAAGACGAAGCAATTCGCCAATACTCTTCAGAGACTTCGTGACCTCGGTCTGAATGACGAGTCGTACCGACAGCTTCTCGCCAAGGGTATCGATGCGCTTCCGTTCGCGAACCAACTCCTGGCTGGCGGAAAGGAAGAGATCAACAAGGTCAATGACCTTAACAGTCAGCTCTCTACCGTCGCCAAGTCGCTGGGTGTTCAGGCTTCCAGTGAGCTGTACGATGCCGCAGTGAAGGCTGCTGAGGGACTCGTCAAGGGTCTGCAGAATCAGCAGAAAGCCATCGAGAAGCAGATGGATGCCATCGCTGACGCCATGGTCCGAGCCATCAAGAAGAAGCTCGGTATCAAGTCGCCCTCCAGGGTGTTCATGGAGATCGGTCGATTTTCTGCGGAGGGTGTTGCGAAGGGCGTGGACGAAATGTCCGGTTTGGTGGAGAAGTCTGCTAACAACCTCGGAACGACTGCTACGGATTCTCTCCGTAAGTCGCTTTCGAACGTAGCAGACATGGTCTCCAGAGACATCGACACTAGGCCTGTCATCACGCCCGTCCTTGATCTGTCCAGCGTCAGGAAGGATGCCGGTCAGATAGGTGGACTGATAACGGCCAAGGACATATCCATCGATTCGGCCTACGCCAAGGCTCGATTCGTAGCAGCCAGCTACGCCAGTAACCAAGCCGCAGCCGAGCAGAGCGATATTTCCACGCCCGTCTCTCCGGTCACCTTCATCCAGAACAACACTTCGCCCAAGGCTCTTTCTTCGGCGGAGATCTACCGTCAGACGAAGAACCAACTGTCCATGAAGAAGGGAGCTCTGAAGACAACGCCGTGATCACCAGGGTGGAAGTGCGAAACAATCAGGGCGCCCTTCTCAATCTGCAGTTGGATGACGACACCGACAGTATCCATGTTCTGGATATTGACGGTTTGGGTCCAGTGAAGGCGACACTCGTTTCGTCATCATTCGCCCAGCTCCCCGGAGAACAGCTCAATTCCAAGCGGCGGGAAACCCGGAACATCAAATTCCAATTGGGTTTGAATCCGGACCCCGCCGCTCTGGAGTCGTACGAAAGTCTGAGGTTCCAGCTCTACGAGTTCTTCATGTCCGAGACCGATGTCAGCCTCCGTTTCTTCACTGACGGGGGCTTGACGGTCGATATTCTCGGTACGGTAGAGACGTGCGATCCTACGATCTTCGACCAAGAGCCTGCGATGCAGGTTTCCATCATGTGCTTCAATCCGGATTTCTTCGATCCGACACCTGTGCACCTGACTGGAAACACGACTTCGGGGAGTACGACAATACCCATTACGTACGACGGGCACATCGAGACGGGTGTGATATTCACTCTCAACGTGGACCGTACGTTGACTGAGTTCACGCTGTATCACACCCTTCCGAGTGGAGAGATCCGTTCCATGGATTTCTCTGGCGATCTCGCTTCCGGCGACGTGCTGACCATCAGTACCGTTCCTGGGAGTAAGAGCGTCACCCTCGTACGTTCGGGCATATCCAGCTCTATGCTGTGGGCGATCCCGCCTCAGTCTGTCTGGATGTCTCTGGTTCGAGGTGTAAACCAATTCCGTGCCTACGCCACAGGTGCGGATATTCCCTACACCCTCGATTACACGAAGAAGTACGGAGCATTGTGATGGAGATCTATATTCTCGATCCTTTGCTCCGACGTGACAGGGTCATCGACACCTTCGAGTCGCTCATCTGGACCGAGAGGTACCAGACACACGGCGACTTCGAGCTGGAGATATTGTCGACTCAGGACAGCCGGAGAACCTTCACGGCCTCCACTCTCCTGGCCACCAACGTGTCGCATTACGTCATGATGGTGGAAACGATCGAGAAAGCCCTAAGCGACGAAGGCAAGAAGATCCTCAAGGTCCAGGGCCGTTCTCTAGAGGCCATATTGCTGGACCGAGTGGCTAAAGAGTCTCTCGATGATCTGACGACGTCGCCAAAGTGGACAATCACTGATGAGCCCGCTGACGTGGCTCGGAAGATATTCCACGACATCTGCGTCACGGGTATTCTCGATACACAGGACATCATTCCCTTCATCAACGAAGGGACGTTCCTGGCAGCCAGCACAATCCCGGAACCCGTCGATCCGGTTACTGTCGAACTGGAACCAATGACCGTCTATGACGCCATTGCCCAGATCTGCAGTACTTACAATCTCGGGTTCCGTCTTCTTCGCGAGTACGACACTTCCAACCTGTGGTTCGATATTTACTCCGGTAGCGATAGGACCACGGGACAGTCAACTCTCGCGCCAGTGGTGTTTGCTCCAGGACTTGACAATCTGGAGAACACGAAAGAACTGACCATCGTCGAGAACGCCAAGAACGTGGCCTACGTATTTTCTCCGGCGGGATTCGAGATGGTCTATCCCGAGGATGTAGACCCGGACGTCGAAGGTTTCGAACGTCGTGTTCTGGTAGTCAATGCCAGCGATATTACGAGCGAAAACCCCGACGTCTCGGCGGCTCTCATCCAGCGAGGAAAAGAAGAGCTGGCCAAGAACCGTACTTACCAGGCTTTCGATGGCGAAATCAGCCAGAACAGTTCGTACAAGTACGGCGTTCATTACAATCTCGGTGATCTGATCGAGATGCGTAATGAAGACGGTATCGCGAACAACATGCGGGTGACCGAGCAGATCTTCGTTTCCGACAAGGAAGGTGAGCGCGCATATCCTACGCTCACTCTCAATGTCTTCATCAACACTGGCTCCTGGCTATCGTGGATGAAAGACAAGACCTGGTTGGATCTCGACTCGGACACCGATTCCGTATGGGGTAATCAGCCGTGATATTTACAAGGGAGGTAAAGCGTGGCCATCGGTGATGCAGCAACAGCCGCTGGATTCGCGGTCGTCCCGGATACGGGTGAGGAAGGCCGTGTTCGCTGGGGAGGACGAGAGATCACTCGGACTCGCGATTACATCGCGAATGTGAAGGCCCTCGTTCCTGTCGGAAAGGCGGGTTTCCGTACAGCGGCGGGCATATCCTCCGGGACGGCTGACCCGACAGGTGGCTCTGATGGAGACATCTACTTCAAGATCATCAGCTAGGAGGTGACATGACTGACTGGACAAAGACGACCAATAACGGCAGCGGAAAGATGATGATCCGCGATACCGGAACTGATGTAGAGTTCTGGTTCAAAGCCGGATATTCGGACAACTGGTACAACGGTCTGCAATTCAGTTACACGGCGAACGGTTCGACGACCAACAAGTCCATCAACTACCCTACGGGTGCTGACTGGTACAAGGTCGGGGAACGCACGGTAACGACCGAACAGACGGTCACTTTCAGACTGCTGACTGACACCAGCATTTCGGGTATCGGTACTTCTACGACCTTCAGTCATGCCATCGACCGGGCATCGGTTCCATCGGCTCCGAGCAGACCGGTCATATCCTCCATCAAGTCGACGTCATTTGTAGCCACGTTTTCGGACGGGTCGAATGGCGGGGCCTCGATCAATTCGAGACAGATTGCTTACAGCCCTACATCGGACCGGGGTGACGGCGATGTCGTCAGTTCCGATGGATCGACAACCATATCCGGTCTCTCAACTGGAACAAAGTACTGGATCTGGGCCCGTACGCATAACTCTGAAGGTTATAGCGCGTGGTCCTCTGCAGCAACGGCTACGACACTCAAGGTTCCTGAGGCTCCGAGTACTCCACTACTCTCGAGCGTCACGGCTACCAGCGTAGACGTTGCTTTCATGGCGAACGGGAATGGCGGTTCCCCGATCATCGGTTATCAGATCGGATATGGAACCAATCCCACAACTCCGACCACAACTGTGTCGGCGACTTCGCCTCAGGTGGTTTCTGGTCTGACCCCCGGAACCGTGTACTACTTCTTCGCCAGGGCCCAGAGCTCTGTCGGATGGAGTCCATGGTCGGGGGCAGCCAGTACCAGAACTGTCGCCGGAGCCTATATTCAGGTGGGCTCAACAGTGAAGCTTGCCGTTCCTTATGTGAAGGACGGCGGAGTCTGGAAAATCGCAGAACCATGGGTCCGAAATCTAGGAGTCTGGAAGAGAACCATCTAGCAGAACGGATATTTCGTGGACACTTGGGTACAGGTAGTCCTGACTTCAGTTTCCGGAATCGTCGCATCGATCATCGCGTCTGGTGGTTTCTGGGCCTACTTGCATCGCAAGGGTGAAGCGAAGTCTTCGACTACCACCATAGTGATGGGACTGGCTTACGACAAGATCACCTCTACTGGGGTCGAGATCGTAAACCGGGGGGTCGTCACGAAGGACGAACTCGAGGAGCTGAACAACTTCTACTGGGGGCCGTACAAGGCTCTTGGGGGGAACGGGGTGGCGGAGCAGATCATGAATCGAGTTCACGAACTCCCGATCATCCACAGCAGTAGGTTTGCCGACATACTTCCTCCCAACGAAGGGTTCGTCAACAATGTCCGAGTCATCCCACCACGCCAAAGCGAGAACACCACTTCTCGGTGACAAGACTTACGCCGTCATCAAGCAGTCGGCGGCGTTCGTACTTCCGGCGATGGGAGCGCTATATTTCACCCTCGCCCAGATCTGGCATCTCCCGAACGCCGAAGAAGTGATCGGTACGATCGCGGCGGTGAACACTTTCCTGGGTGTACTGCTCGGGATATCGACGCGGTCCTACAACCGGAGCAATGCCAAGCCGCAGTACGTAGGCGAAGTTGCTTTCGAGGCAGTGGACGGGGACGAGACCACGAAGCGCATGGTGACTCGGCTCAACACGCATCCTCAGGTGATCGCCTCCATGGATCAGGTCACTTTCGGAGTGGTAGACGAAGTGGAGAACAACTGACGTGCTCGACAACGAAGAGATTGAGAACCGGTTCGGGTTCCACAAGGCGGCGATCGAAGGTCCGGAGTCCGCCACAGAGATGCACAAGAACCTCCGGGTCGCCTTCAAGGAGTTCGCGGCGGTCCTCGTGCAGATGCTTCCCGCCGACGCTTCGGCCAAGAGGTACAGGCATCTGGCGTACGACGATCTGGAGCGGGCTTCCATGTGGGCGCACAAGGCGATAGCACAGATGGCGCCTATGATACGGGAGTAACATCCTCAGCAGGGGTCGCATATTTTACAGCGGCTATAATGAGACCCCTACGAAAGGACTGTTCACGATGAACAACCCGTTCAAGAAGACCAAGGAACCGACTGAACTCGATGACATCATCGGGCGTCTGCACAAGGCTATTATCAACGCGAACCCCGAGACCGAGGGTTACGCCCACATGGTCGACCAGTACACCAAGCTGAAGAAGATTCAGGCTGAAACCAGCCAGAAGCCCATCAGCAGGGAAGCACTGTTCGCCGCGGGTGTGAACCTCACCGGGATTCTGATGATCATCAGCTTCGAGCGGACGCACGCGCTGACGTCGAAGGCTCTCGGTTTCATCTTCAAGACGAAGAACTCATCCTGATACTCCCCGCAGGACCATAAACGGCGGCGTGTAGACCCTAGCAAGGTTTGCACGCCGTTTGTTTTTTTTGCCTTCGCAGGATTTACAAGCCTTATAAAGAGAACCGTACTACGAAAGGAACCCAATGGGTGTCAAGAAGAAGTTCAACGGAGTAAAGGCTAAGATCAAAACCCACGCCCCCGCCATCATCGCAGTCGTATCTGCAGGAGTTGCTGGTTATCTCGCAGTCACAAACCACCGTCTGAAGACTGAGCATGCTGCTCAGATCGACGAATGGGTGGAACACGACAAGGCTCGAGACAACGAGATTCACCTCCCCGAAGATTACGCCCAGCTGTTGAAAGAAGGACATACGGGTCACCTGACAAGCCCCTTCTACGACTTCTGTCTAACCATCCAGAAGCACAACCATCCAGAAGACTGATCTCAAAAAGCCCTCTGCCCCGCAAGGGGTATGGTTTTTGCCCTCGTACATTTTACAACGCCTATAATGAGACCCCTACGAAAGGAATAGCAATGAATCTCAAGCAGAAGCTCAACAAAGTCAAGACCAAGGTCAAGGCTCACGCTCCCGAAATCATCGCCATCACTTCCGTAGTCATCGCAGGTACCGTTACGGTTGCCCTCGCTCGCAAAACCACCGTCAAGGACAGCAACGGAAACTCTGTTGCCATCGACGACTGGTACTTCAACCACATCCGGGAGGAGTACAACAAGTTGATGGAACAGCGCTCCGAAAAGTCCGCGGACAACGCGAACCAGGACAACGTACGGTACGACACGATGACTGCAGAGAAGATGAAGGAAGAGGTGAACGACGGACGCGTAACCGCATACTCGGTCGAAGACAACGACATCACCTTCTACAAGATCTCTGACTAGCCCAGCCGTCAAACTCAAAGACCATCGCCCAGCCCCACATGGGCTTTGGTTTTTGTCAAAATGGTAGCGATCTCTAAGAGTCGCACATTTTACAACGCCTATAATGAGACCCCTACGAAAGGAACCGTTATGGAACTGAAGAAGAAGCTCGCCCGGATCAAGACCAAGATCAAGCAACACCCCAACTGCGTCGCCGCTATTGGATCGATGCTGGTAACTGGAGCCGCTCTCGGATACTACTCAGGAAAGGAACTGAGCAAGGCCAAGCGTGGTTCGAAGTTGCTGACTGAAATCCTCGACGACTTCATGGACGGGGAAAAGCATGCCGCTTGGCTTAAGGACGGGACGCTTTACGTTCAGCCCGAACCGCTCTCCGAAGAAGATCTCTAACCCATAAAGCCTCTGAACCCCTACACGGGGTTTATGCTTTCTTTTCGCGAAGTTTACACGGCCTATAATGAGACCCCCTACTAGATTGGAAACCGCCGTGTTCAACAACCGCGAAGCCCGAATCCGGTTCGTCAAGCCCAAGAAAAACGAAGACTCTTCCGCCACCAGCGAGGACAAGATCCTTCACCCCGACACTGTCAAGCTCATCGCTGAGCGAGGCAAGGAAGTGGTGAAGTTCGCCGCCCTCACCGTGGTCGGAGTCTACGCGACCATAAAGGCAATCGACACCGCGAGCCAGGTAATCGTCAAGAAGACCAAAAGCGGAGACAACGAGTAATCTCCAAACCCGCCCCGCAAGGGGTATGGGTTTCTCTTTCGTAGATTTTACACGGCTTATAACGAGACCTCTACGAAAGGAATAACATGACCAAAAAGCCTCGAGTTCTCCAATTCAAACATGAATCCGCAACCCTCACTTTCACTGACTGGAAAGATGGAACAGCGTCAATAAGCGACGTATTTTCAGCCGAAAAGCGAAAAGGACATGCCACAAATCTGTTGAACGAAATTACTTCGTTCGCGGACAAAAAAGGCTTGATTCTTCTCACTGCGGCAGAAGCATACGGAGAAGAACCCCGCATGTCCACGAATCAGCTCGTGACTTTCTATGAGAGATTCGGATTCGTCGCCATTGGAGATGACCCGGAGTACATGTTCATGGAACGTCTACCTCGATAAATCTCAAAGCCCAGCCCCTACATGGGGTATGGGTTTACGAATTCGCAAGATTTACACGCCCTATAATGAGAGGAGAGGCAAACCACTAGGGTGGTACAAACCACTTAATCAGGCCTAGCTCTGTCGAAAGACATCTCGCCCTCTCAAGCCCAGCCCCTACACGGGGTATGGGTTTCATCAAAATGATAGGAGTTTCTAATGTTCCGTCGTAAAAAGCAGTACTTCTTCATGATCAGTGTTAGCAGCACCCTTCTGAATAGACACGTAACACTTTCTGGAGAATTCGAATGGAAAGGTTACGAGTATGACGCTTACTTGGATCGCCTGAATTACGCTTGTAAAAAGAACGGAATCGATCCGAACCATTGTCTTACAGTGTTCTGGTATATGAAACCCAACAAGCTTTAGCAAAATTCCCCCGGAAGGAAAATCGTGGAAAACTTTCTGTTTCGCGCATGGATGATCGGCTGCAGTGCGATCCTGGCGAGCTGGGTCATGGGCTACATGGCTCCGGGAAACCTCTTCGTGTTCATGATCGCGCTGATGCTCATATTCACGCTGTTCTACACGATCTTCCTGATTCTGGTAGCCAGAATCGATGGCTTTCTGGAGGATGACGACGAATGAGCCACTTCTTTGTCGTTCTGGGATTCCTGGCGATGATCGGGGATGAAATGGGTCTGGCCCTTTCCTTCTTCATTCTCGCGTGGTTCTTCAAGGAATCGCCCTAGGGTCGCACATTTTACAAGGGGTATAATGAGACCCCTACCACGATTGGACATTCCCATGGCCGAAAACGAGAACGAGACCTCCACCACCCGCACCGTCATCAACAACGTGAACGGCGTGATCGTATTGGGTGCTATCGCATTTAGCACCTACAAGATCGCCCGACTCGCGTTCGATGGCAGCCGGGAAGGAATCCGTGCTCTGAAGGACCGCAAGAAGAAGCAGATCGAGAACTGACCTCGAGCCCAGCCCCTACATGGGGTATGGGTTTCGTCAACCTCGCACATTTTACAACGGTTATAATGAGACCCTACTATCGATTGGACATCTATCATGATGCAGAACCTGAAGAACAAGGCCGTCTCCGCGAAGAACAAGATCTCTGAGAACAAGACCAAGATCTTGGGCACCGCTCTCGTCGTCACAACGACGGCGGCAGTACTGCTCAAGATCGGTAACGCTCAGATGAACAACTTCCTCAAGGAGAAGGGCCTGTACGACGAGTACTGGGCCATGGACGAGCTCAACGAAGAGAACTGACCTCACACCCAGCCCCTACACGGGGTATGGGTTTCGCTCATATTCTCAGGTAAGGATCGAATCTTGAAGATCAAGATCACTCGCCGAGACGAGGGTTATCCTCTCGTAGATGTCCAAGTTCCGGTCACCACCGACGTAGACGGCGAAAACCTCAAGAACGTTCTTCAGAAACACCGTATCGTTATCGTCAGCAGATGGTCGGGCAGTTCCGACGGCATCACGGCTGAGGCCATTCTCCATGACGAGTACAAGATTCCTCCCAAGAGGACTGCTCGCAAGAAGTAGTTCCCAAGGGGTCGCACATTTTACAACGGCTATAATGAGACCCCTTACTGATTGGAACTATCATGTCCCGTATCAAGACCTCCGTTACCGACGCCGTGAACATCATGCGCAACCGGGCGGACACCGCTAAGAGCTACACCGAAATGGAAGCCAAGCGACAGAAGCGTAATCGAATCAAGAACGCTGCAACTGTCGCTGGCTTCGTTGCCGGTGTCGCCGGTGGTGTCGCCGCTACCGTGTGGGCCATTCGCGACGCGTCGAAGCCGATGGACTTCGAAGACGAGAACTGACACATCCGCTACAAGACCTCACACCCAGCCCCTACACGGGGTATGGGTTTCGCCTTTAGGGGGATATTCATGCACAACAACATCCAGTCCGCCAAGAACAACGTCAGCAAGGCACTTGACGGCCTGAAGAAGGCTTGGGACGAGAACCCGATCGCCGTCATTTCCGCGACCGGAGTATTGTTCGCCGGTGCGTCCAGGCTCCTCGCGGGGATCAGCTCCATCCGCAACAGCCGGAGCTGGAGGCAGGAGGTCAAGCGCCGTCAGGAGCGGGACCGCAGCCGTCGGTTCTGATTCATATTTTCACAGGGAGGGGAAACACATGGACGACAAGAACGTCACCGACATCAGCTCGATCAAGGCGAAGGGGAAGCCTTCCAACTTCTCGCTCTACATGAACGACAAGAAGACTGAGTACACGAGCCAGGACGCTCGCGAGGATGTCGACAAGATCGCCAGCAAGATGACGAAGACCGGCAGGAGCTCGATGAACAAGATCTGCCTGACGGTCATCGCCTGCTCGGTCATCAAGACCGCCGGTAGGGTTCTCATCGCGAGGAACTACTCCAAGAAGCTCTGAGCCTCGCAGAAAAAACAACGCCTATAATGAGACCCCTACTCTGAAAGGCATTCACATGTCGAAGAACAAGAAGCCCTCCTTCTTCACCCGCGCGATGATCAACGTGGACAAGAAGATGGGCCGCATTCCCGCCGATGGCGAGGAGTACACCCCCGAAGCCAAGGCCGACGTCAAGAACGCCCTGATCGGTGCCGGTGTGATCCTCGGCATCGTCGCCAGTGCGGTCGCCGTCATCAAGTCCGTGTCGATCACCGTCGTCGACGAGGAAGAGAAGAGCGACTCCGACGAGACCACCGAAGACTGACAAGTACGATCTCTAACGCCCAAGCCCCCTACACGGGGTTTGGGTTTCGCTTTTCTTCGGAGAATCCGTGGATAATATGCTGAAGCTCGTCGGAATTCTACTCGCTTACAGCTTGGCCAGCGAGTGGATCGATCGAAAGAAGTGTACGTGCAATGCGTAAGTACTTCTCCGCACTCAAGAACGTCGCCCAGGCCGTATCCGAGATGCCGGAAGTGCAAGTTGCGGTAGGCGGCGCTTTCGCACTTTCTGGCTGGATCGTCGCAGACATCAACCGCCGGAAGATCAACGAGCTCGAGTCGATCGACCGGCTGACCGAGAACTGGGACACGGTCAAGGTCGGTTCCATGATGATGGACGATATTCGGAACGGGGCGACTCTGACGTATCGTCAGAAGCGACTTTCTCCCGGCAACCTCTACACGCAGTGCACCACTCGTCCCGGAGGGTTCAGCGAAGAGATGGACAAGGAATTCGAAGAGGCTTCCTTGGACACCGTCAGCAAATGGTTCGAGGAGATGCCGGATGCGTCGTAACCCCGACTACAAGCGTGCCGCCAAGTTGCTCGGAGCGATGTTCTTCATGGGTATGGGAGCCTTCCTGATGGGATCGGCTTACGTAACCGTGGTCGACCATCTGTCCAAAGAACCCTTCAACCAGTAATTCGTCATCGCCTCACCGGCGATATTCAAAAGGAGCCATCATGGCCATCGATCTGAGCGCGTTGTTCCGACGCGCCGGAAGGGCCGCCGCCGAGAATTCGCCGGTGATCCTGACCGCACTCGCAGTGACCGGGACCCTGTCTACGGCATATCTGGTCGCCTCGGCCACCGTCAAGGCCGTCCGGATGGTGGATTCCGAGCAGGAGTCCCGTGTCCAGGAACACGCTCGAGGTGAGCGCGAAGCCGAGGACGTCGAACTCTCTACTGCGGAGAAGTTCGATCTCACCTGGAAGTGCTACATCCCTGCTGCCTGCAGTGCCGCTCTCACGGTAGCCACCATCGTTGGTGTGAAGACCGCCGGTGACCGAAGCGCCGCCACCATGGCGATGGCGTACAAGGCCAGCGAGAAGGCCTACAAGGAGTACCGCGAGTCCACGCTCCAGAAGGTCGGCAAGACCAAGGAACAGGCGATCCACGAGGACGCCATGCAGAAGACGGCGGACAAGCACCCGTACGAGAAGACGCAAGTCATCTACACGGGCAAGGGCGGGACGCTGATCTTCGATTCGTGGAACGGTCGATATTTCGACCATGACCCGGAAACCATCAGGCAGATGGTGAACGAGTTCAACAAGCGAGTCATCCATGACGGTCACGCCACTCTCAACGACTTCTGGGAGCTTCTGGAAGTCGACAAGACGTACGGGTCCGAGAACGTTGGCTGGGACACGGACCAGTTCATGGAGATTCGTGAGGTATACCTCACCATCAACGGTAATCCCTGCCTCGTCATCGACTTCCTGACACGGCCGAAGACGCTTTACGGTCGTTGAAGGGCTGGCGGCGAGAATCCATATTTCAAAGCCGCCTATCACTACCACACAAGCGACTTGAACGAAGCGTTCGAGTGCTGACAAACAGAAAAGGAAAAGCTGAAATGGCGAAGAACCAGAACCCCTCCTCCGACGAGATCAAGACCGTCATCAAGGAGGCTGAGAAGCTGACGGGCTTCAAGTCGGACGACGAGCCGACCGTCCCGGCGCAGACCACTCCCGAGAACTCCGCGGAGGAGCAGGACAGCGGTGTCGACATGGAGGGCAGCGACAAGATGATCCCCGAGGCGGTGGAGCCGAAGAAGTCCTTCGGTGAGCGTCTGAAGCCGCTGGGCGAGAAGCTCAAGAAGAACCGCAAGGGCATCATCCTCACCCTCGCCGTGTTCGGTGCGGCCACCGTCGCGGTCGCCAAGTTCGCTGCGAAGACCGTGGTGGAGGAGGCCGTCGAGGTCGAGAAGATCAGCGAGATGTCCGACGAAGAGCTGGCCAAGGTCGAGGGCATCGAGGACGTCGAAGAGGCGAAGAAGAACGCCTGACCCGACGTACCCATCGGACTTACACAAGAAGGGATATTTCTGTGATCGAAAAGCAGATAACCTACAAGAACCGGTTCAACCCGAACGAAGAGATCACCGACACGTACTGGTTCAACCTCGACCCGTCGGAGATCGCGACGCTGAAGGCCGCGCACAAGCAGGACATCGCCGCGTACTTCCGCCGGATCTACAACGCCGACACCACCGAGGAACTCGTCAAGTTCTACCGGGAGCTGATCGAGCTGGGCGTCGGCCTCCGGGTGGGCAACCGTCTGGACAAGTCTCCCGAGGTCCGCCGTGACTTCGTGGAGACCGGTGCGTACGACGCCTTGTTCATGGAACTCATCATGAGTCCCGATCAGGGTGTCGGCTGGATCAACCAGATGTTCCCGCAGGATCTCATCGAGCGGTACGACACCCCCAAGACGGCCGACGACTACAGCGACGACGAGCTCATGGGCATGACCAACGCCGAGTTCGACCGGGTCGCCGGACCGAAGAAGAACCGCAGCAAGCGCATGGTCATGATTGCGATGCGACGGAAGGAGATGAACAAGGAGCGACACCACCTCAGGCTGACGAAGTCCTGACACAGACGTGGTAACCGATCGGGGATCAGCAACGCCGTGTAGGGGTCTCGCCTGCGGCTGTATTCCGGATGCTGATCTTAAACGACAGCCGAAGTCCCGCCTCCCCCTCTTCACGCGGGGAACATGTGCCCTCGGTTATCACACACATATTCTCGAAAGGAGGTGAAGATAATGCAGAAGCTCGAGATCGGACAGCGTGTCAACGAATACTGGTGTGGTGACGGAGTGGTAACCGGCATCAGCGACGACGAAAAGTACTACCAGGTCGACTGGGACTCGGGTCTGTCCAATGAAGGCATCGGCGGCTACGCTCGTTGGATTCTCCGACCGATCGAGAACGAGAAGGCCGCATGAAGAGCAACGACGTGGAAAGCCCCATCGTCAGGGTTCTCGACAGCGCTTGGCGGACGCTGGCGTTCGGTACTCATGACGATATTCTCGGGTGGCTTTCTCGCAATCCCGAAGCCCCCTCCAAGATGATCAGCATCGGACAGGATCATCAGATCCTTTCGGTGTCCGAGTACAAGAGTCTTTACGGAAACGGAAAAACATCATGAAGAAGGAAACCGAAAACCTCTGGATCGAGACCGTAGCGGCGCTCGACAAGGGGAAGGAAAGTCTTCACGAAGGAACCGTCGCAGAGGTTTCCCGATGGCTCTGCGAGAACGGCAGCAAGGCCGACTCGATCGTCATCGAGTGGAGCGACGACTCCATGGAGTACGTGAGCGTCTCCGACTTCATGAAGGACTGGGACAACACGTACGAAGAGCCGGTTCTTCCTCAGGGATCTAACTGCCCCAAGGGTTGTTCCGCGAAGCTGCAGGCAGAAGAGGGTACGGAGGGAACTCCTTACTCGTACTGCCCGAAGTGCGGTTTCAACACGCTCTAAACAACTCAACAACACCTTCAAAGAGATTGGACAGCACCATGAACGGCAACATCAGGTACGTCGCCATATCCTTCGCTACGGTCTGGGCGTTCATCGCCTACTCGCCGGGCGCGGAGGCAGCAACAACGCTCCGCAGTTCCGCCATGGCAAGCGCCAACACGCAGAAGGGTGCCCGCTACGTCTGGGGCGCCGAGGGTGGTTACTCCAGGGGCTACGACTGCTCGGGTCTGATCTACTGGGCCTACAAGAAGCACGGTAAGACCCTTCCCCGCACCGCCCAGCAGCAGTACAACGCCTCAGCGAAGGTGGCTGCGAAGTACCGGAAGCCCGGTGACCTGATATTCATACGTGACGCTCGGGGTCACGTATATCACGTCGGGATATATACCGGGTACCGGAACGGCAAGGGCTGGATGACCAACGCGAACACCGGCTCATACCGAGGGCGCAAGGTCGTCGAAGCTCCGGTCTCGGAGTACACAGCGGGTTCTTCTTCGGCCGTCTACGGACGGTACTGATCTAAACCGGAAGGGATCAGCGAATGACCGCGAAAAAGCTCAAAGGCAACCAGTGCACCGAATGCGAGAAGACGCACGAGGAATGCGCGGGCGACAAAACCTGTCCCAAGTGGGAGATCTCTCTCCACGTGTGTCATTCGTTCAACACCACGCCTCGCCGGTCTTCCAAGTAGACCTCGCAGAATCTGCAAGGCCTATAATGAGACCCCTACCTGATCGGACCCCGATGAAGAACCTGAAGCCCCAGCAAAAGAAGGACCTCGTCCGCTTCGTCATTGGTGGACTTGCCGCCTTGCTCATCAGCAAGAGCGAGAAGTTCGTCAACAAGAAGGCCGACGACTACTTCGGACCCGACGAGCCGAAGAAGAAAAAGAAGAAGGACTGATCACACTGTCGACTCAGACCCACGCCCCTACATGGGGTATGGGTTTCACCGGATCGAGGATAACCAATGGCTAAGGCCGATTTCCCCAGCAACAGTTTCTCCGGTGACCCCCGGATCGACGAAATCCAGAAGCTCAAGACGGAGCCCTCGGTCGAGGAGGGGAAGACCGAGAAGCCCGCCGAAGAGGAAGTGTTCGAAGGCCGGGTCGCCTTCAAGCGGAAGCCGTTCGGTTCCCGTCTGAAGAACATGTTCTTCACCGACGGCAAGAGCTTCGTCGAACATCTGGTCGAGAACGTCATCATCCCGATGGGGAAGGACATCATTCTCAGTGTGATCGTCCAGGTGGGCGACAACACCAAGCGGGGATTCGAGCAGATGCTCTTCCCGAACGGCTCGTCCGTGAACGACGTTCGCACGTCCCGCACTTCGGGACCCATCCAGTACAACAACATCCATCGCTCTTCCACGGTCATCCGGCGAAGCAGTGTCACCCCCGACTACCACCGACCGCAGTCAAGGCACTCGAATATGCTGGAAGATCTGGCATTCGAGTACCGGAGCGACGCGCAGAAGCTCGTTCTTCATCTCCAGGACCTGATCGAGGAACTGGGTCACTGCACGGTCGGAGACCTGTACGAGTATGTGGACCCGGACAAGATCCAGGCCACCGACGAAGCCTGGGGATGGGCGGGCAATGACATGGACCGTGTACATATCCGTCAGGACAGGGACGGCGGTTATCTTCTGACCTTGCCCGACCCTCGTCCGATCAAGCGCCGGTAAAGTGTCCAGCTGCCATGTCTGGCATATCTGACCGGGAGTTGGTCAAAAAGGCATATCCTCGTTCGAAAACGTGGCCTGGGAAAGTCGACAAGATGCCGGATTCCCAGGTCGTGGCCATACTACTCAGACTGAAAAGGAAAGGCGTAATACCATGAGGTTCGCCATCGGCTTCGTCGTCGGTGCGGCAATCGGTCGTCCGGTCTTGAAGGCTATCAGCCGCAGGATCAGTCTGACCGATAGGGTCCAGGCCAAGGTAGCCTTCTTCGCCTATCGCTTGGGGGACACCATCGCGGGCGAGAAGTTCCACCCCAATTACCAGAAGCGGGAGGATCGACGATGACTACCGCATACGAGGAACTCGTCAGTGTTCTGTACGACGAAAAGGACCGCAAGGCTCTCGAGTGGGCCATCGGTTCGGCTCTACATCTCGGACCTGGTAAGACCGTGGTTATCCATGGGGCACCGGGCACAGGGAAGTCCACGATTCTGAAGATCGTCGACAAGATCTTCGAGGGAACGACTCTGGTCGACACCGTCGATGACGATACGGAGGTGGTCGAGGTAAAACACGCATATCTGTTCCTCGGCGCCCTGCATCCCGTAGATCTCGAAGAACTCGAGGGTAGGGAGGACGTGATCCTGGTATCCACCAGTGGTCGAGTCCACACCCAGGCCCGGTACCAGCAACTCGTCCACGAGATCTACGACAACCCGGACGAGATCACCTTCATCGCCCAGGCCTGCGTCAAGCGTTTCCGTGACATGGGTCCCACCGCTTACGATCACATCATCGCCGATCATATCCCCGAGGAGAACAACCAGTGAGTCTCAAGTCCCTGGCCCATTCGGCCAGCCGCAGAATGTCTGGAACGATCTTCACCGTCAAGCAGAACTCGCCGGTTCTCCTGACCGGTATCGGTATCGCCGGTTTCGTCGCCACCACAGTTCTCGCCTGCCGTGCCACGCTCAAGGTCAGCGAGGTTCTGGAGAGGGGCGAGAAGGAGCTCGCGGATGTCGAGCGCTCCGACGACAAGCTGAACGAGTCGGAAGTCGAGAAGGCTTCCTTCGGTGTCAAGCTCAAGACGGCCATCGAGATCGCCAAGATCTACGCTCCGTCGGTGATCGCTGGCGGCATCAGCATCTACGCTTTCACCCACTCCCACATCATCCTCCAGCGTCGTAACACCGGTCTGGCAGCGGCCTACATGACACTGGACCAGATGTACAAGCGCTACCGTGCGAACGTCGTCGCCGACGTGGGCGAGGAGAAGGACCGCGAGTACCGGTTCGGCGTGGTCGAGAAGGAGATCGTGGACCCGAAGTCGGGTCTCGTCGAGACGGGCCGCGGTATCGACGCCGAGGAGGTGAAGAAGCGCAAGAAGGAGTTCTCGGACTACGCGGTGATGTTCGACAAGGCGAACGACCACTGGGAGCCCAGCACCCGTCAGAACATCCTCTACCTGCAGTCGGTCATCCGGTACTTCGAGGACCGTCTTCGTCTCAAGGGCCGTGTGTTCCTGAACGAGGTCTACGAGTACATGGGTTACGAGCCCACCGAGGCCGGTACCCAGGTCGGATGGATCAGGGAGGCACACCAGCTCGGTGAGGGCGACGGCTACATCAGCTTCGGTCTGGAGCGGAACACCGAGAACGCGATCAAGTTCATGAACGGCACGCTCAGCGACGTCCTCCTCGACTTCAACGTCGACGGCGTCATCACGCATCATCTCAAGAAGGTGTGACCGGGATGAACAGGCTGACCGAAGGTCTTATCTGGGCTTCGGCGGGGGCAGGTCTGGGATATCTGCTTGCCCGCCGGAACCTCGAGATCGAGTTCCAGAAGCGTCTGAATCTCCAGATCGACAACGCCCAGGATTACTACAGGCGCAAGTACGAGCGTGAGCTCGCTCTGTTCAAAAAGGGCGTCGTCCAGCACACCGTGAAGGATGCGGAAGAACTGGAAGAGGTCTTTCAAGAGACCTCGGAACCCGAAGAGGAGCAAGAGCCGGAGTCGATCATCGCCGACGCAGGTCTCTCTTCGACCATGACGAACTACCAGGGAATGTTCAAGGGCGAGATGGCGCCCTCCGAGCATGTCGTGGTGGAGCGTGGACCGACGGTCGAACGCGACACGGAGATCCAGAAGGTGGAGACTCCCGAGGAGACGCCTCTCCCCAGCAAGAACCCCGACAACCTTCCTGTGGAAATCTCGGCGGAGGCATATTTCGACAACCAATCGGGGTTCAAGCAGATCTCCAACACCTACTACGCCGGTGACGATATCCTGGCTTCGGCCATGAACAAGGTCGTCCCCGATAGCATTCGTCGCCTGATGCTGGGTGACGACATGATCGAGAAGCTCAGGATGGGTCTCGAAGGCACCGAGGTCTTCTACGTGAGGAACGAGCAGACCAAGGTGGACTACGAGGTCTTCCGGGAGCCTGACTCATACAGTGACGTTGTAGGTCCCATCGGATCGGTGGAGTAGGACATCATGACCGACGGCGTACCTCTGGACGAGCTATATTTCAAATGGCTCTACGAGCAGGTCGCTGATCCGGGTTTCGACGACGAGGACCTGACGTACTGGGAGGTACTGAAGGTCCTCTTCTCGGTCGATTTCGCATTCATCATCCGCATGGACGAGAACCGTGTGGAGGACGGAAAGGCCCTTCGACGAAAGTTCGTCGAGGAAAAGGGTCTCACCGGCGTATCCAGAGACTGGATCGAAATCGGTTGCTCAGTTCTTGAGCTGATGGTAGCGATGGCGGAGCGTCTTTCATTTCTTGACCTGGAAGAGGCTCCGGCATACTACTGGTTCTGGGAACTGATGAAGAACCTGGGTCTGGACCGATACAGCGACAGCCATGACGTCCCTTACGAGGACATCGAAGAGATACTCACCAGGGTGATATTCCGTCAGTACGGTCCAGACGGTAAAGGTGGGTTCTTTCCGCTGAAGCATCCGAAAAGGAACCAAACCAAACTGGAGCTGTGGGCACAACTCAGTGACTACATCCAGGAACTAGAGATAACCGCTACATAGGAAGGGGGGTTGATGCTGGATTTCGTTCGTGTCGGCGTTAAGGAGCCGAGAGGGAAGAGCACAGTCTACGAAGTCTACCCGGATCTGATCGTCGGCAGATCGAAGGATCTTATGATCCGGGGAAAGACGTTCTACGCGATCTGGGACGAAGAGCTTGGGCTCTGGAGCACGGACGAGTACGACGTCAGGCGACTCGTGGACGCCATGGTACTGAAGGAAGCTGACAAGCTGAGGGAGCAGGGCCTCGATGTCGCTGTCAAGCTGATGGGGTCTTACGACTCCGGACGCTGGGACAAGTTCCAGAGGTTCTGCAAGGCAGTCAGCGACAATTCACATCAGCTCGACAGCAAGCTGACATTCGCTAACACCGAAGTCAAGAAGACGGACTACGTGAGCAAGCGTCTTCCGTATTCTCTGGCTCCCGGAGATCACAGTGCCTGGGACGAACTCGTCAGCATCCTGTATTCCCCTGCGGAGCGGGAGAAGATCGAGTGGGCTATCGGTGCGATCGTATCCGGAGATTCCAGGACCATCGAGAAGTTCCTGGTGTTCTTCGGACCCGGTGGTACCGGTAAGTCCACGATCCTGAAGATCATCCAGAAGCTCTTCGAGGGTTATATTGCCATGTTCGAGGCGAAAGCCCTCGTCAACGGCAACAACGCTTTCGCGACTTCCGTATTCAGGAACAACCCCCTCGTCGCGATTCAACATGACGGGGACTTGTCCAAGATCGAGGACAACAGTCTTCTGAACTCGGTCGTCGGACATGACAAGATCCCCATCAACGAGAAGCATAAGGCTGGGTATGAAGCTACGCTGAACGCCATGCTCTTCATGGGTACGAACAAGCCCGTGAAGATCACGGATGCCAAGTCCGGTCTTATCCGTCGACTCATCGATATCCAGCCTACCGGTGAGAAGTTGGACTTCGAGCACTACCAGACTCTGATGCAGCGAATCGACTTCGAACTCGGTGCCATCGCTCATCACTGTCTACAGGTGTACCGAGGTCCTGGTCTGCATGAGCACAAGGGCCGCGGTAAGAACCGTTACGGGAACTACAAGCCCGTACAGATGATGTTCAAGACGGACCCGTTCTTCAACTACGTCGAGTGGTACATCGATGTCTTCCGGGATCAGAACTACACGACCCTGATGGAGGCGTGGAAGCTCTACAAGGTCTACGCCGAAGAGGCTCAGCTGAGTTTCAAACTTCAGTTGCCTCATTTCCGGGAAGCCCTGAAGGACTACTTCGACGAGTTCATCGACCGGGGACCCCACCCGGTAGACGGAACCTCTACCCGGAGCATCTATCTCGGATTCAACGGCCACGCCTACAGGACTCCGATACCCGAGACAGATCCCCAGGAATACTCTCTCGTTCTGGACAGTACCGAGTCCATTCTCGACGAGATGTACGGTGGTCAGCCTGCGCAGTACGCCAATGCTGCGGGCAATCCCAAGCTGTACTGGGACGACAGCGAACGGATTGACAAAGAGACCGGCGAACCGTTCATTCCCAAGCCGAATCAGGTAGTCAGCACAACTCTGGGCGACCTCGATACCACGAAGCTGCATTTCATGAAGGTGCCTTCGAACCATATCGTCGCCGATTTCGATCTGACTGACGAGAACGGGGAGAAGTCGCTCGAACTCAACATGGCTGCGGCAAGTACCTGGCCTCCCACCTACGCCGAGATCAGCAAGAGCGGCAAGGCAATCCATCTGCACTATATCTGGGACGGTGACGTATCCGAGCTCGCTAACAAGTACTCGGACGGCATCGAGATCAAGGTTTACAACGGCAACGGATCGCTTCGGCGAAAGCTGTCGAAGTGCAACAACATCGCCGTAGCCACGATCAGCAGCGGCCTTCCTTTCAAGGAGAAGAAAGTGCTTCCCAGGTCAACCATTCAGAACGAGCAGGGACTCCGCACCACCATCATGAAGTGCCTCCGGAAGGAGGTACACGGGGGCACCAAGCCCGAGATGGAGTTCATCAAGCATATCCTCGACAACGCCTACAACTCGGGCGCTGTGTACGACGTCTCCGACATGGAGCCGAAGATCATGGCGTTCGCGAACAACAGCAAGAAGCATGCCAGAGAGTGCTACAAGATTCTGGCTCAGCTGAAGCTGAGGTCCGAGAAGACCTCCGAGGATATCGAGCCGGAGAACACTACACGGGTCGAGGTTGCAGACGAACGGATCGTCTTCTTCGACTGTGAGGTCTTCAAGAACCTGTTCGTGGTGTGCTGGAAGTACCAGGGCACGTCCGAGGACTCCGTCGTACGGATGATCAATCCGTCTCCTGCGGAGATCGCGAACCTGATCAAGGGCAAGCTGGTCGGGTTCAACAACCGGGACTACGACAACCATATCCTCTGGGCCCGTATCCTCGGCGCGAGCAACATGGATCTGTACAAGCTCTCGCAGCGGATCATCAACGACAAGGACCGTACAGCGAAGTTCGGGGAGGCCTACAACCTCTCCTACGCGGACGTGTACGACTTCTCCTCGATGAAGATGGGTCTGAAGCCCTGGGAGATCTTCCTGGGTATCAAGCACGTCGAGTCCAAGCACCCGTGGGACGAAGAGGTCCCCGACGACAAGATCCTGGAGATCGTCGATTACTGCTGCAACGACGTTAATGCCCTGGAGAAGGTGTTCGACTACTGTCACCAGGACTTCGTCGCCAGGCAGATCCTTGCCGATCTCAGCGGTCTCACGGTCAACAGCACCAACCGTAAGCACACCGAACGCATTCTGTTCGGGATGGAACGGGAGCCCCAGAGGAAGTTCGTCTACACGGATCTCTCCAAGGAGTTCCCCGGCTACAAGTTCGACGAGTACGCCAAGGGAGACAAGAGCTTCTACAAGGGCGTCGCTGTCGGCGAGGGTGGTTACGTCTTCGGAAAGCCGGGGATGTACAGGAATGTCGATGTTCTGGACGTGGCGTCGATGCATCCGACGAGCATCATCCAGTTGAATCTGTTCGGTCCGTACACCGAGAAGTTCAAGGATCTGTACGAGGCTCGCCTTACGATCAAGAACCTTCACGGCGCCCTGAGCAAGGGACAGGACAAGAAGGCCGACAACCTCGTCAACGAATCCAAGCTCCTTCTCGGAGGCGAGCTGTGGAAGCATGTCGAGGAAATCGAGCGGATCCAGGATCTCAAGGCCCGAATCCAGGCCTATCTGACTCTCGAGCAGGCTCTGAAGCTGGTTCTCAACTCGGTGTACGGGTACACGGCAGCGACGTTCCCGAACCCGTTCAAGGATCCGAGGAACAAGGACAACATCGTCGCCAAGCGCGGTGCTCTGTTCATGGTGGACCTCAAGGAGTTCATCGAGAACCTCGGTTACGAGGTGATCCACATCAAGACGGACTCGGTCAAGATCGCCAATTCCAATCCGGCGATCGTCCAGGAGGTCATCGAGTTCGGTCGGCGTTACGGATACGAGTTCGCTCACGAGACCACCTACGAGAAGATCTGTCTCGTGAACGACGCCGTCTATATCGCCAAGAACGGTGAGGGATGGCACGCAACGGGAGCCGAGTTCAAGGACCCGGTGGTCTTCAAGACGCTCTTCACCGGTGAACAGATCGACTTCAAGGACCTGTGCCAGACGAAGCAGTCCAGGGACGGCAGCGTCATGTACCTGGTCGACGGCGATCACCGTCTGCAGATCGGAAAGACTGGTCTGTTCGTCCCCGTCAAGAAGGAGCACGGCGGGAAGCTCGTCAAGTTCAAGAACGAGAAGGACTACGCGGTTCCCGGTACCAAGGGGTACTACTGGGCCGAGGCCGACACGATCCGTGAGCTTGCGGGTGACGCCATCGAGCGTATGGCGTTCGAGCCGGTGCAGGAGTCGGTTCCGGGTACCGGAGGCATCGCCGATATCCTGGACATGGGCTACTTCGAGAACGTCGTCCAGGATGCGATCGAGACCATCGACAAGTTCTGTGACTTCAAGGAGTTCGTGGAATGAGCGAAGAGCCCTCCCCGATCAAAACCAAGCTCGTCCTGGACGGTCAGAAGGTCGGTAACATCACCGTCCATTCCGACGGAACGTTCAGCGGGGAGATTCAGGACATCAACCTGAGGAATCTGATGTTCCAGCTTCTCCGGAACCATTTCGCCACGGGTATCGTAATGAAGCCGGAGATCGACTCACCCTTCAGAAAGGCTCTGGAATGAGCGAAGAGAAGCACGAGAGGCCGTTCGAGAACATCACCTCCGAGGAAGACCAGGAGGAGAGCAAGCGGCCGAAGAAGCGCAGGCGTCCGCCTTTCGAAGGAGAACTCGACACTCTCCCCACGGAAGAGTTCCAGCACGCGATGCGGGAAAAGTTCCCGGTCGGAAATGTCTTCGACGCCGAGATCTTCGAACCGGAACCCGCCAAGATGATCGTCAAGCGTCTGAAGGATGAGGGCTACGACATCGGTGAATGACGAACACATATCCTCGGAGAAGCCCTACTGGGAAGGGCACTGGTTATATTCCGAGAAGTTCGTCATCAAGAGGTCTGACTGATTGAAAAGGGCATGGGTGATTTTCCCGCGGGGACTTTCTCTCATGCCCTTTTCGGACCAAGGAGCGAAAATGGCTGATCTGCCTGTAGTAAAGGGTCCACTCCGACTGGATGAGATCACTTATGGTGATATCTTGATCAGAGGGGACGGTACCTTCTGGGGAAAGATCCACGATCCGGAGATTCATGCACGTATCGCCGCTCTGGTAACCACTGGTCTGTGCGACGGTCTCCAGCTGACGTGCAACCTCGTTCCCGCAGTTCCCATATCCGAGAAGAGGAACGATGCCTGAGACGTACTGGCACGCTCAGAGCGGGGAATGGCGGAAGCGGGAGCCTATCGGACCTCAGGGGTGGAAGGCCCGACTGGAGAACTGGTTCCACAAGAAGGGGATGCGTAGATTCGCTGACTTCATGGCTGCCTGGGACGAGAGGGGTCTTGGGTGAGCGAAGAAGCGATAACCCTCCAGTCTGTTTACGAGTCCCTAACCTTCGATCAGGCCGAAGTTCTGCATTATCTTGTCGGATGCGCTGTCGAAGGTAAGAGACCCAGTCTGCCTCCTACCGATAGATTTGTCTACCGGACATTCACCTTGCGGCAGCAGAAAATGGCTGAGTTTCTGATCGAAGAGGTCAAGAAGCAGAAGGAGAAGAACAATGGCCTACACAACTCACGGTCATCACATACCTGGAACAAATCGGGGTGAGGGCATCACCAAGGCCCATCTGATCCCTCAGTGCAAGGGATTCGCCGATCCCGAGAAGTGCCCGGAATGCATCCAGGAAGCCGAGACGTACAGCCTTCGCTTCATGGGCGAGCCGGTCAACTACACCGACAAGGTGATCAAGCTCGTCACCGAGCACGTCCTCAAGAGGTATTCGGGTGCGGAGCCTCCTCCGTTCGAGGTCTACGTCGAGACCTTCGCCTTCGTCCTGGGTAACTACAAGGCCCAGGTCTGCACCACGCTTGATGACGGTATGGCCTACTGGGTCACCTACGACTTCAATCAGAGGCGGACATATCTCATCGAGTACCGACGTCTCGCCAACATCACCATTCCGGACTAGGGGGACCGATGTCGAACCGACTGAAGAGGGCTCATCGACGAGGACTGGTCATGGCGACCCGACTTCCGAGGCCGGACATACTCATATCCGAGCCGAGCGAGAACGACGAGACCGATCATCTCATAGAGGAGTGGATCGGAGAAGCGATGGGTTCGCAGGAGGACTGAGATGACGAGAATCTCGATCGACGAAGAGGGTCCTGGATCGTTCTCATCCATGAGCGAGTACGTCGAAGACGTTCTCCGGGAGAACTTCACGGTTATTCCGGAGAAGGACATGACTACTGGTAAGGAAGACCAGTACATGCGCAGGGCCCGGAACATCGTGACATCCATCCTGTCCAGGCTCAACATCGACATCGTCTGAGGAGAGAGTATGGCTCCCAAAAAGAAGAAGGGGAAGGAACGCGTCGTGACCGAGACAAGTACCGAAGAGACGACGGAATACCCGATCGTCGACCAGGCCATGGGAATCGCTGCGGAATTCATTTCCCAGCTCGAGAAGGAAGCGCCTCCGGAGTACGAGTTCCGCGTCATCTGGGTCCAGAACCTGGACGAGAAGTGGGCCGTATATCTGGGTACCAGCATAGACGACAACATGCGGTATCTGGTGACTCACACCCACTCGGACGGGGTGACGACGGTGAAGCAGATCGACGACGGCCCGATCGCTGTTAAGGAGCTATAATGGTTATCTTACGTAAGACTGACGGGATCGTCGGGTCTGTATCCATCAAGGACAGGCCCGGCGTTAAGGTCATCGGAACGGCCAAGCTGGAAAAGGTCGGCAGGAATGTCATAGTGGTACTCGATGGTCAGCATACCCCCGAGGCGGTTACCGAAGGATTCAAACTCGGGGACTTCTCTTACGGGAGTGAGTCATCTACAGCATCCGCAGACTGATATACAGACTGGGATTCCGACCCAAGCCGGGGTCGGTGTTCTTCTCACCGAACCTTCACTTCCAGTACGTCATCCAGCCGGAAGTGGCGGGTTTCTTCGAGGCATACGCGGAGAGGTTCGACATCGACCTGAGCACCATCAACCCGAAGATCGTCGAAGACGTAGAAAACGATATCTACGACGAGACGATGAGGTTTCTCTGCTACTGTGATGATCCTTTCTGCGACATCGACGAGAGTCACACGCACGGTCCGATCTGTCACATGAACTGCAGCTGCAAGAGGGCGAGATGACAGCAGACAAGGATCTGAGAGAGAACACTCGTGCTCTGAATAACCTCGCCGATCAGATGTCTACCTTCAACAAGGTAGCCAAAGAGCTGAACAAGAACCTGGAGATCCTGGCGAAGGCCAAGGAGATGCAGATCGGACCGACGAGGTTCCAGGAGTATCTTCAGGCGAGCAGTACCGAAGCGATATTCGAGACCAAACGAGTAGATCCGAACGAAGTGGTCAAGAAGGCTATGAAGAACAAGGGATTCAACATCGGGTTCTGCACGTACTGCATCGACGGCGAGTGCTCGCCTGCGGAGAAGGTCAACAACTGGACCGCCACAGGGTGCCGTTGTTGTCAGCTCAGTCACACGCTGGTCTGAGGAGTAAACCATCAGAGTCCTGGTAGCCGGTAGTCAGCTGTGGACGGACAAGAAGTTCGTATTCGAAGAGCTTGACTGGATCTTCGAGACTTATTTCCTACCATCCGAAGATGAGAAGTTCATTCTCGTTCATGGCGCCTGTCCGAATGGGGCTGACGCGTTCGCAGATGAGTGGGGGAGGAAGAGAAAAGAAGTATTCCCTCATCTCATCGATATCGAGCGCCACCCTGCGGACTGGAAAGGGCCCCGCAAGAGAGGCGCCGGATACGCCAGGAATGCCGAGATGGTCAAGCTCGGTGCTGATCACTGTATCGTGTTCATTCTCGATGAATCGCCGGGAAGCGAGCACACACGAGAACTAGCCGAGAAGGCCTATATCCCTACAGTAGTCGAAAGAAGGAGTAGTATGAATCTTCCCGTCAAGCGGGTGGAGGAAGAACTCGTCCTCCGGGATATCCGCATGATCTACAAGAACTTCCGGGGGGAGAAGGGAACCTACAACGACGAGGGTCAGCGGAACTTCTCCGTTCTCCTGGACAACGAGACGGCGATGCGGCTCCAGCAGATGGGCTGGAATCCGAAGCTCATCAAGCGGACGGCCGATGGACCCGAGGAGCTTCGCGAGTGGCACCTCAAGGTCAACGTCTCGTACGACAACAGGCCGCCGCGCATCTTCTTCATCACCGAATCGACCAAGAGCCGGAACCCGATCGACGAGGACCTCGTCTTCCTTGTGGACCGGGGTGTCTTCGACAGGGTCTCCGTCACACTCAGTCCGTACAACCACCGGATGAACGGAGGAGGCGTCAGCGCATATCTGCGGACGATGTACTGCGTTCTCCATGAGGACCCGCTCGACCTCGAGTACGCGGGGTATCAGTTGCCCGGTGAGGACTCGGCGATCATCGTCGCGAACAGTCACCGGGGTCCGCTGGAGCTGGAGAGCGGTGACGACGGTGCGATCATCATCGAGGACTCCGGCTGGGAGCAGGATCACGAGGAAGAGGCGGCGTGAATATCGTCCTCTGGATCCCCTTCATCGTTTTTATCGGAATAACGACGGCTTTCGTCGTTGTCCGGTTCGGAGATAGGAAGAACAAGCGGTGAGCTTCTTCTGGGCTCCGCTCATCTTCTGCCTCGGTATGGCGACGGGGTTCGTCATCATCGCTGTCAGCCAGAAACGCTAAGGAAGGAAAAGTAGTGAACGTCCTCACGTTCAGTGTCATCGTCTCGGGGATCTTCGTTGCCCTGTTCTGGTTCCTGAACGACGTTCTCCCGCAGATACTGTACCAGCGGAAGCTGGACAAGACGGCCAGGGAAGCGGAGAAGTGCCGTCTTGACTACGAGGCTGCCCGTGCCGGTGAGGTAACCATGGAGTTCAAGATTCCGAACTGGACCGCTGCTGCCAGGACGAAGTCCATCCTCCAGGAAACCGGATGGGTGGACTGATGTACGAACCGTCACCGGTCGAGTGGCTTATAGCCTACTTGATACTGGGGAGTTTCCTCATCGTCCTCGCGGTCCTCTGTACGGTCGTAATCGCTATAGGTACCTGGAAGCTGTGTAAGGCTGCCTACAACGAGGTTCTGTACTGGATCGTGAAGCTCCGGCTCCGATACCACCGAGAGAAGTTGGCACGGGAAAGGACGTAATGTCCCAAAAATTCGTCCAGCATCTGAACCTCTCCGACGGCATGGATGCCCTCATATCCTTCGTCGATGGGAGGCTTCAGCGCGAAATCGACCGTGATCCCACCGGGTCGATGCAGAAGGCGTTCGACTTCTTCAACTCGGTACGGAAGCCTCTGAGTCTCAGAGAGTTCTTCCAGTACTGGAACTCGCTTTCTCAGCCAGAGAAGGACGAGGTACTGCTTCAGTTCATCTGAGGCTAGTCCTGTGGGCGCATGACGATAAAAGGCGCCTCCCACACACTCACACACAACAGAAAAGACTTCGTCGTGGACATCGAAGACATCAAGAAGACCTTCGTATCGAAGTACGAACCGATGAACCCCGAGAAGGAATTCCTTCTCGCCGACAGTTCTTTCCTCCAGAACGGAATGGTCGTTCTTATCGCCGATCCGAACTACAGGGCCAGTGAGGACGACATGCAGGCCGACTGGGGTATCCATCGGGCTCTCGAGAAGAACCGGTGGTGCAAAATTTCGCATCTGAAGTTCTACGCTTCGGGTATGAACTATCAGTTCGTGGGCACGTACGACGACAAGACTCAGATGATCCGACGAGGTGACGAACGCGTTCACTGGTTCATCAAGAAGGACAGCGTCGACGTTCTGCAGCAGATCAGGCGCAAGGTGTCGGATCAGGTAGTCGAGGCCATGGCCGACGGCGGCTTCAACAGGACATGCGATGAAGTCACCGAGAGCATCATGCAGATCTTCGGAATGGGGGTTTCGAAGTGAGTGCTTTTCGACCAGTGGCCGATGAGTACAACACCGTATTCGGTCTGGTAGTGGCCGTTCGAGTGTCCAAGGAGAACATCCATGACGTTGCCGCATGGTGCGGAGGCGAGGTGAAGGAATACGCAAACATCGATGTTCCGGAGCCGCAGCTGTACATCAGTCTGACCGCTTCCAACACCCATCACAAGGTCGTGGACGATCGAGCAGATATCGGGGAATGGATCGTAGAAGTACTTGAGGGTGGACCTCGTCGATTCGTCTACGCCGACAAGCTGTTCCCGAAGCTTCTGCAAAATCCGGGATTCAAGCGCGAAGAAGTCACTCAGCTGATCAAGACGGCCATGACGTATCAGGACATGATCACGTCCAGGGGTGGGGAAATCGAGGAGGGTTATTCCACCGCTGAATTCGTGGCCTTGCAGATCGAGCGACTCCACCGGTGACACCGGACACGGTTTACAATTCGGGGATGAGGGTTGTCTTCCACGATGTGCCTGAGACGGTACTTCGGCGACTGAAGGCCCCTCATCCTCCGGATTGGGAGAGCGTACTCATCGGTGAGACCCGAGAGATGATTCCCATCATCGAGTACGTCAATCGCGAAAAGTTCGATGCGGTTCTGAAAGCCGTCACCGATCTGACGCACAAGGGCAGGCTTCCGATATTCGCCGCTAAGCCTGAGCGGCTCGAGGCTTACATCCGGAAGACTGTCGGAGAAATCTTCAAGATCGTGCAGGGGGAGTAAATGACTGATCATCGGTGTCTCAGCGAGGAAGATCACCGGAGAATCATCCGTGAAGAACTGAAGTCTCTGCTGGAATCCCTCAGGGACCACTCGCGCGGTATCGCCTACGAGACTCAGGAGATCGAAGAGCGGGCGCTCGGGGCGGTCAAGGAACTGTTCGAGGGTGAGATTCAGCGCTTCCCGCACGACTGGAAGTGTCCGAAGCGAAGCAGCTACTGGAAGCCGTGCGTCTGCGGTGTGGGGGATGAAGAAGGTGAGTGAAATGTCGAAAGAAGAGACGACGTTCGTCTGGGACGACTTCACCGGAGGCTCGCTTCTCTACGCGGGGACCATGGAGGAAGTCACGGACTGGCTGAAGAAGAACATCAGTTCCGACATGAGCAACGTATCCGTGGAACTGAACACCGGCGGCGCTCGCGTTCCCGTGTCCGTCTTCCTCGAAGGGATGAAGATCTCCGACGACACCAAGATCCAGGCTCGCAGGATGAGCGTTCTCCAGCTCGTGATGTCAGCGATGCGGAAGCAGGACGCCGCTACATACCACGGCGATCAACAGGGTATGGACCTGGTGGCGGAGCAGACGGCCGAACAGATCGACAAGCTGTACCAGGAGGGGAACTGATTGAGAACGTTCCGGAGCAAAAAGTCCCTCCTCTGCGGGGAACAGATCACCGAAGAGAACATGGATGATCTGGCCGAGTGGTGTGGAGGGACGGTCAAGGTCTACGAGCCTGAAGTACATCTTCGGTCGGGGAACTACCGAAGAGGCCAGAAGTACATCGAGTTCTTTGTCCGGGACATTCAGGTCAAGGCGTTCCTGGGCAATTGGCTGACCTGTGTCGTCGGGCAGAACGACTTCGGGGTCTACCGCAGCGACAGTCTGTTCTTCAGGCTCTTCGAAGAGGTGGGTTCGGAAGCGACGGCTCTGAACGAAGCGAACGACCCGCTCGGAATCATGGCCATGTGGGCACGTGTGCCGGATGTTCCTCTGGGGAACTTTCTGACATACGTCGATCTCAAGCTTCTCGAGGAGATCATCGGCGATCCGATCGGAGACATGCGGGCCGCGTTCGAATACTTCAACTCGAATACGGAGAAGCCTCTCATGCCGAGGGAATTCCTGAAGTTCTGGACTTCTCTGACGGCCGAGGAGCAGATGCGCTTCATGCCCAGAACGAAGATGACCGGGATCCTGAGCGTGCTTGACGCGGATTCGGTGGTCATCGAGAGATGGGGAAAGGAGAACCCATGAGACTGATACACAAGTACCCTGGTCTCGTCGATCGGTTCTACACCATGAACCCGACGACCGAGTTCCTCATGCCGAACGGCGCGGACATGGAAGAGGGCATGGTCGTCCTTCTGGCTGCGAACGTCCTCAAGTGGGAGGTCGAAGGCAAGCAGGAGAAGGACTTCATCGACTTCAACTCGGTGCTGACGGCCAACCGCTGGTGCAGGGCGACCAGGGTCTCGTCGGACGGGTACTCCGTGAAGTTCACGGGGGTCTACCCCGACGGCAAGGAAGTCAAGCGGGCCTACCCCAAAGATGTCGCCTGGCTGGTCAGGAAAGACCTGGAGCTGGAGACCGACGAGAGAGACACCGAGGAGAATCGCGAAAAGGTTCTCGAGCAGTTCTGGAAGGTCCTCCGCGAGAGGGAGGGTCTGGAGCACTGCGAGGACCGGGTCAAGGTCGACAACCAGATGGAGATCTACGTCGGCATGGCCGTGGACGAGATCATGAAGCTCCTGTCATGATGAGATTCTGGTACGCGTTTCGACGCCGGTTCCATCGTCCGAAGCTCGACGATTCGGGGTACTGCATCCGTTGCGACTGACCCCTTGGGGTCGGGGCAAGGAGTAAAGAGGCTGGGGAAGGGGTGGAGGCCTTGACGGGTTTTCACTCCTTCCCTGCATGGGTTTCGTTTCTCAGTGAAAGGAGGGGCATGAGGAAACTATCGAAGAGCCGGATAATCGCGGCGGAAGATGTGACTCCAGAGCTGATCGATTTCATCAGGGAAGATCTGATAAGAACTTTCTCTCAGGACTATCCGACAGCTATAGACGTTCGTCTAACCATGAAGCCAACGAAATTCAACAAAGACGGAGTGACATTCGTGATTGAGGGAATCGTGCCGGATAACAACGTAGAACACCCGCCGCACTACAACCAGTACGAAGGTGTGGAGGTCTGGGATCTGGTTCGTCAGATGGACTTCAATCTCGGGAACGCGGTGAAGTACATCTGCAGGGCGGGATTCAAGGATCCGAGGAAGGAGATAGAGGACCTGGAGAAGGCGGTCTTCTACATAAAGGACGAGATCGAGCACTACCCGGTCGCCAAACCCGAGTCACCCGCCAGGTACGGGAAGCTGGTATTCACTCTGATCTCCCAGATGAACGAGGACCGTGGTCGTGCGGTGGAATTCATCTGCAGGGGGTCGACGAACAGTCTCCGGGTCGCAATCAACCATCTCCGCATGGAGATCGATCGTCTGAAGGGTTCCCGGCCTCCTCGTCCGACTACGACGTTCTGAGATCCTGGTCCGGTCTCGGCGGAAGTACCAACCACACAGCACAGAAGCAGGGGAGCACGAAATGAGTGACAGCCCGATATTCGACCGAGTGAACAGCGAGCGAGACTACACCGGAACCATGGCGTCGTTCCGGAAGGAGATGACCCGCTACTTCAGGGCGGCGGGCTACGTCTACGTCCCCGAGCAGAGCAACCTTCCGGACCCGCACCTGGACGGGCCCTACATCGAGGCGGAGGAAGAGGTCGTCGTCCGGCCTTTCATACCCGTCGTGGGAATACCCCGCGGAACGGTGGAAGCGACGGTAGAACTCGAAGACGGTTCGGTGGAGGAAGTCGCGGAAACCTTCTCGGGGAAGAAGATCGTCACGAAGGGAGACGTTGCTACCATAGTCCAGGAATCCTCGGCGTCCGGCTTCAGTTTCTTCAGGACTGCGGGAGTTCCCGAGAAGCTCCTGGAAGGTCGTACGGAGAAGGAGTTCTGGGAGAGCGTGGACCTCTCTCCTGAGGCTCTGAGGGCCCCTGAGAGGGCCTTGAGGACACAGCTGAGGGAAAAGTACCCGGACCTGTTCAAGGAGCCTGAGGGGCCCTGGAACGGCCTCCAGTCGGGTGACCACATCCTGGTGGAAGATCAGAACTTCATCGACCCCGGAAACGCCGTGGAGGAACTCCGGAAGTCGTTCGAGGAACAGCATCCCGGATACGTCATGACGGAGATCAAGGGAATCACGGTCAACGACGACGGCTCCGCCACACTCAGGATCGAAGCGCAAGAGCTCCCGCCCATCAAGCCGCTTTCTGAGAAGAACACGGCACAACTCATGGAGTAGACATGCTCAGCCTGTATCCGCATCAGGAAAAGGCCATCAACGATCTCAGCAATGGCAAGATCCTGTACGGAGATGTGGGCACCGGTAAGTCCCGTACTGCGGTCGGGTACTACCTGAAGAAGGAAGCGCCGAAGGACGTCTACGTGATCACCACGGCGAAGAAGAGGGACTCTCTGGACTGGGAAGGGGAGTTCCTCCGTGGACACGTGAGCAAGCTCGAGCGGAGCCCTGACGGCAAGCGGGGAAAGCTCTGGGTGGATTCGTGGAACAACATCGCGAATTACAAGAACGTCCGCGGCGCTTTCTTCATCTTCGACGAACAGCGCTTGGTGGGTTCGGGAGCCTGGTGCAAGGCCTTCGAGTTCATCGCGAAGAACAACAACTGGATCCTCCTGACAGGTACTCCTGGGGATACCTGGCTCGACTACATGTCTGTGTTCATAGCGAATGGGTTCTACCGCAATCGGACGCAGTTCAAGGACGAGCACGTGGTCTACAGCACCTACGTGAAATTCCCTAAAGTCGAGCGTTATATGAATGAGCATAAACTCGAGAAATTGAGAAAAGAATTGCTCGTTCATATGCCGATGGAAAAGCACACGACTCGAGTGACGCATTATATTCCTGTGGAATACGATCAGGAATTACTCGATAAAGTCGACCGGGAAAGATGGAACCCGTATCTGGACCGTCCGATCCGCTCTCTCGCGGAGTACTTCTATGTACGCCGGAAGGTCATCTACTCGCATCCGTCGAGACTCGAAGCGGTCCGGTACAAGCTCACGCAGCACCCGAAACTGATCGTCTACTACAACTTCGACTACGAGCTCGAGATACTGAGAAAGCTCGCGGACGAGGTTCCGACGGCGGAGTGGAACGGGCATAAACACGAGGAGATTCCGGACACGGACCGATGGGTTTATCTGGTCCAGTACACGTCCGGAGCCGAGGGTTGGAACTGTATTACGACCGACACGACCCTCTTCTACTCGTTGACATATTCGTACAGAACGTGGAAACAGGCGCATGGTAGGACAGACAGACTCAACACGCCCTTTTCGGTGCTGCACTATCTCGTGCTTCTTGCCACTTTCTCTGCCACTTCTGCCACTTCCTCGAAAAAAGACCTCGAGATGTGTGTCGTGGACGCGTCAGTTCTGGCCTCTTTGAAGGCTAAGAAGGACTTCAATGAGCGAAGCTTCGCTCAGAAGAATCGACTACCGTCGTTCTCGCGGAAACCGGCAAATTAGGACGACACGGACAGCGCTCTGCCACTTTGCCATTTCTTTACCATAAAGTGGCAGAGAAAGTGGCAGAGAGGTTGGCTTGAAGAAACTGCAGGTCAGAGGGTCGACGAAGTCTTTACATTAGGACAAATCGACCCTCCTCTGCCACTTTGCCACGAGAATTCGAAAAAAGTTTTTTAAAAACGTGTTAGGTGGTATAGGTCTATAATTTTACGCGGGACCTTAGAAAAATATTATAAACCTATACCACCAAAACACTTTTCAAAAACTTTTTCCAAAACAAAGTGGCATGGTGGCAGAGGGTGTGTCGTCCTAGTTTGATCCCTCTCAGTACAAGTAGTCCTAGTTTGGCCTAATGTAAAGAAGCACAATCAAGGAAGTGGGTCGAACATGACTCAGTGGCGCAGGATCATGGAATTTCCGAGCTACTCAGTGAGTGAGGAAGGACAAGTCCGCAACGACGTAGCCGACCGTCTCATGTCGATCAGTCCCAACACTCGGGGCATACCCACGGTTGGTTTGGCTGATCGAGGTAAGACCTGTCGAAGGTCGGTCTCGGTTCTCGTCGCGGAAGCCTTCATCACCTCCGCCCGCAGTCTTGAGTTCAACACTCCGATTCATCTCGACGGAGACAAGTTCAACTGCCATGTGGAAAACCTCGCATGGCGTCCTCGATGGTTCGCTCTGCAATACGTAGAACAATTCAAAATCGGTCCCAGTGGATATTCCTGTGAAATACAGGAAATCAAAACGGAGGAAGTCTTTGCGAATTCATGGGAAGCAGCTGTTAAGTACGGCTTGTTGGAACGAGAAGTAGTCTTCTCGATACGAAGGCAGACGTACGTAATCCCAACCTATCAAAGGTTCCGGTTGTACGAGTGACAGACCTATACCACCCCGGCGAAAATACATGTGTTATAATGAAGGGATAGGGTAAGATTTTCGTTTCTCGTCGGGAAGGAGTGACGCATGCTGGAGCGAGACTACCAGCCCAGGCTCATTAAGAAGCTCGAGCGTATGTTTCCAGACTGCGTCATTCTGAAGAACGACTCAAGTTACCTCCAGGGCATACCGGATCTCGTTATCTTCTACGGGACTCGGTATGCCTTTCTGGAAGTCAAGGCAAGCAAGGATTCTCCGCCTCAAGTAAATCAACCGTACTACGTTGATCTGCTCAACCGGATGTCTTTCGCGGCCTTCATCTATCCCGAGAACGAAGAGGAAGTGCTAAGTGCGCTCAGCGACGCGCTTCACGGGGTTTAATTCTCACCCTCGTCTCGAAGGCACACACGCCTTTCTGAGCCCCTCGAGTTATCACTGGATCAACTACGACCAAGCGAAGCTGCTAGAGCGTCTGAACGCTGCTGAGGCCGCTTCTCGGGGCAGTAGTCTCCATGAACTCGCCGCGCATGCCATCAGCGAGCAAGTCTATCTTCGTGAAGACGAGGATAATCTCGCTACTTACTGCCTCGCCATGTACGTGAACGACGCCATCGATTTCGGCATGGTTCCTGAGCAGACTCTGTTCTACTCGCTCAACTGTTACGGTACGGCGGACACCATAGGGTTTGAGGAAGAGCACATGTTCCTCAGAATCCATGACTTCAAGTCCGGCGTATCCCCGACTTCCGAAAAACAGCTGTACGTGTACGGCGCGTTGTTCTGTCTGGAATACGGATACCTGCCGTACGAAATGAACGGCGAACTCCGCATCTACCAGTTCGATGGTTTCAGATCTTTCGAGATCGATCGCGCATTCCTGGCTCACGTAGTAGACATGATCCGGATGCACGACAAGAACATCGAAGACTTCCGCCAAGAACGTCGTGAACGGAGAAGACTGTCGTGGAAATCTCGGTAGATAATTACAACGAGCTTTACCACTACGGTATCCTCCGGAAGTCTGGACGGTACCCGTGGGGCTCGGGAGAAACGCAGTACGAGCGCTCTGTCACCTTTCTCGGCGAACTCGCCAAGGCCCGTAAGGAAGGTGTCAGCGACACTCTCTTCGCGCAGAGCTGGGGAATGACGACCTCTCAGCTTCGGGACAACGTCAGTCTGGCAAACAAGACCAAGAAGGCCGCTGACATCGCTCGAGCCACCCGGCTCAAGGAAGAGGGCAAGTCCAACGTCTCCATCGGTAAGGTCATGGGGATCAATGAGTCCTCGGTCCGTGCCCTTCTGAAGGATGGCGAAGCTGAGAAGGCTGCCATCCTCGACACCATTGCGGGAACACTCCGTCGACATGTCGAGAAGAAGAAGTACATCGACGTGGGTAGCGGTGTCGAGCAGAATCTCGGCGTCAGCAAGAAGCGTCTGGAGACAGCAGTCAACATACTGAGGGAAGAGGGATATCAGCTCCACTACATCCCGATTCCTCAGATCGGTACTGGTAAACAGACCAGTATGAAGGTTCTGACAGCTCCTGGTACCACATGGAGCGAGACCTTCAAGAACCGCGATCAGATTCAGCTGATCTACGGACGTTCCAGGGACTACGGTAGAACATTCGACGAAATCCTTCCTCCTAAGTCGATCAGTTCCAAGCGAGTGCATGTCCGTTATGCTGAGGACGGCGGCACCGATGCGGACGGTACGATCTACGTTCGTCCGGGAGTCAAGGACGTATCGCTGGGCGGTTCGAGCTATGCCCAGGTTCGTATCGCGGTCGACGGTACCCATTACCTAAAGGGTATGGCTCTCTACAACGACGAGAACATGCCTCCAGGTGTGGACCTGGTGTTCAACACAAACAAGAAGAACACCGGAAACAAGCTCGACGCGATGAAGGAGATGAAGAAGGACAAGGACGGTGAGATCGACAAGGACGATCCGTTCGGCTCCATGATCTCTGATCAGATCTACGCGAAGAATCCTGACGGTACCTACAAGTTGGACACCTTTGGTCGAAAGATCGTGGAGTCCTCTATGAATATCGTCAACAAGGAGAACGACTGGGATGAGTGGTCCAAGACCCTCTCGTCTCAGGTGCTTTCCAAGCAGAGGCGGAGCTTGGCCAAGGCCCAGCTGGATTTGACTTACGACAGCAAGATCCGTGAGTTCGAATCCATCATGGCTTTGACCAATCCTACGCTGAGAAAACACATGCTCGAGAAGTTCTCGGACGGTGTGGATTCTTCAGCGGTGCATCTCAAGGCCGCCCATCTTCCGCGTCAGGCGACCAAGGTCATTCTTCCCGTCAACTCCCTGAAGAAGACTGAGGTCTACGCACCCACTTTCGACGACGGTGAGCGCGTAGTACTCATCCGGTTCCCTCACGGGCACATCTCCGAGATTCCGGAACTCGTCGTCAACAACCGGCACCCTGGTGCGAAGAAGCTTCTCGGTAACGCACCTGATGCTATCGGAATTCACAGCGCCGTAGCAGAACGTCTGTCTGGTGCCGACTTCGATGGGGACACTGTTCTCGTCATCCCGAACAACCACGGGAAGATTCAGAACAAGCCCCCTCTCAAGGAACTCGAAGGCTTCGATCCGAAGTCTGCCTACCCTAAGTACGAGGGTATGGAAGTCATGAATAGCCAGACAAAGGCTACTGAGATGGGGCTTGTATCAAACCTCATCTCGGACATGACTGTTCAGGGTGCACCGGATTCCGAAATCGCCAACGCACTCAAACACAGCATGGTTGTCATCGATGCCGAGAAGCATGAGCTGAACTGGAGACAGTCAGCCATCGACAACCGTATTGCCGCTTTGAGAAAGAAGTATCAGCGGTCTGCTCAAGGCGGTGCATCATCGGTCATCTCGAACTCGGGTACCAACGCAACCACCCGTATCCCTGCACGGAAGCTAAGGTCTACTAAAAACGGTGGACCTATCGACCGTGAGACTGGGCGTCTGGTCTATGAAGAGACAGGCGAGACGTACACCAAGACCGTGGTGAACAAGCGTACGGGTGCTGTAACCGTCAAAGAAGAAAAGCGGATGGAAAGGGTACCCAAGCTCTCGGTCAGGGACGCAAACGAGTTCATGTCCAAGAGTAACTCCGCTATCGAGAGAGTCTATGCGGATCATTCCAACAGACTCAAGGATCTCGCAAACCGGGCTCGTAAAGAACTCGTTGCGACACCCAATCTCGAACGCTCACCCTCTGCAGCCAAGGTCTACGCAGAACAAGTAAGGGATCTGGAAGCCAAGCTACGTACCGCTCTTGAGAACGCCCCCCATGAGCGACAGGCCCAGATCGTAGCAAACGCCATTGTCCGGATGAAGAAGGATGCCTATCCGGACATGGATGATGCGGATCTCAAGAAGGTGAAAGCAAAGGCTCTGAAAGCTGCACGCATAAGAGTCGGAGCCAAGAAGACCCTGATCGAGATCACACCCAAGGAATGGGAGGCCATTCAGGCAGGCGCCATCTCCAAGACACAGTTGGAGAAGATCCTTGACAACACAGATCTGGACAAGATCAAGGAACTGGCGACGCCTAGAGAGAAGAAGGGCATGAGTGCAGGCGATTACAACCGAGCCCTGCAGATGCTCGCCAACGACTACAGCAGAGCCGATGTAGCCAGGCAGCTTGGTGTATCGGTCTCTACACTCAACGCAGCCTTGAGAGGTGAATAGCGATGAGTGACGAGTACGTTCTTCTCAGTACCAAGGACAATCCATTCAACCCGCACACTCAATGGGATGAGTGGTTCGCTTGGGACTATCCCCGGTATGACACCAACGGCCTACTAGATCATGTGATCAGGACATCGTATGAACTGCCTGAGAACCTACGCAGGGAAGCGTTCAACGATGCGGTCGAAGAGATCGTGACCGAGAATGTCTCGGGGATGCACATCAAAGTCGTGAGGCCTTCTTCGATGGAGACCGAGAGCGACTGACAAGCAGGTTCGAGGTTGGTCAGAGTAGGTTCTGTTTCTAGATGCTAAATGTGTATCGCAGGACCGGGCTATTGCCTTGGGCGCTCTGACCGACCTCGAACCGTAAACTGTACATGGGTTGCAGACTTTTCCCTCCAACTTTGAAGATAGGGGGGGGGTTCGCGAAAATGACCCCCTCTGTGCATAATCGG